CCTTGCGAGCATTAGCTATGTGGAGGTGCAAGCGTTGAATGCGTGATTTGACCTTTTGCCAGTTGGCGGAAAACTTTTTGCATCTAGCTTGTTTGCGTTGCAGTTTTGCCAATTTCTTTTCATGTTTGCGAAAGCTGTTCAACGGTTCAATTGTACTTCCATCAGAGAGTGTCGCAAATCTAACAACACCCATATCAATACCAATAGAGCTTTTAGAAGGGTGAACAGGTTCCGGGGTATCCCTCTCAGTCAGGATGGAGACATACCACTCTCCGGCAGAAAGAGAAACCGCTACTTGCTTTAGCGTCCCTTCTATAGCCCTGCTTTTTCTGTAACGCACCCAACCTATTTTGGGAAGATAAACGCGACTATTTCCTTCATCCAACTTGAAGCCTTGCGGATATCGAAAGGTATTGTGGGCACCCTTCTTCTTGAATCGTGGAAAATCCGCACGCTTCTCAAAAAAATTTTTGTAAGCCCGATCAAGATCTTTTAGTACCTGCTGCAATATCTGAGAGTGTGCTCTAGCAAGAAAAGATGTTTCTTCTTCCTTTTTCCAATCTTTGAGCAAACCAGCAAGTTTATAATACCCAAGACGTTTGCCCTCCTCTTGATAGGTTTCTTTCTCTAATGCAAGCGCCTTATTCCATACAAAGCGACAGCATCCGGCAAAACCCAACATGAGATTTGCTTGCTTGGCTTTAGGACGTAACTGGAATTTATATGCTTGCATTCTTTTCATGATTAAATTATACTCAGTTTATAGGGAAATGTTAAGAGATACTTTCAGAGTAAAAATTCCGGTCAAGGTGCGCCTTATCCATTATAAAAAAGACTGTAAAAGTATGCTTGCACAAATCTAAGCCACGGCACGGGCTCTTGAGAAGCCGTATTCAAGGAAATGCTGGCATCTACAGTTTGGGCGTTGATTGTTACGGAAGATAAATCAAATTCCGGATACACAGTATCAACAATATCCGGAAAAGCGGTGGTAACTATTTCAAAAGTTACTTTAGGAGTGCGTCGATCTGTTTTAACAAGATACGGTGCTATATACCGAGAAACATTGTCGATTGAAATTTTGCATTCAGGAGGTGTCTCTTGTCTGGAGTCCGGGGCAATAGCTCTCATGGGAATATAAAGAAATTCTTTGCCACGGGATATCGTTCCGTAGATAGGAAGATTAGTTTCCGTATCATTCCTAAGAAAAACCGTAGGGTCGGACGATAGATAAATAGGTTCCGTCCAGCTTGGATGCGTAATTGTCAAAAGAACTATGTCGGCGTTATCCGTTTCCTGCGCCATCATCGACGCCACCGTACTAGGCGAGAGGGGCATCGTAAAAAACCTCAAAGGTAAAATCTACTTTCCATAGGCCGGGAGCGATGAAATTTATTTCATACAATTCCGTGTCCGACTTCGGCATTATACGTACTTTTACATTTTTGTCAAGTCTAGGATGAGGAAATTCAAAGGCTTTTGCCCCACCGCCAAGAATTGTTCGGATAAAGGTTTCTAATTTTTTAGTAGCTGCCGTAGTCATTTTAAAAGATACATTCATTTTTCCGGGAGTCGCGCTTCCCCTCCGTCTAACTTTACTCGGACCTGTATCCATAGTAGACACAAGAAGGTTGGACGGCATTGATTCGGAGTACCCTCCGTCTGCGAAGGGTACTTGAGGAAGATCTGCGGGCCAAGTAATACTCATATAATCACCGCTTAATCGTCGGGGGAGTAGCCCCGGTTTGAGTTCTGATAGCATAATTGGCTTTGGTGCCGGGAGTAAGCATCTGCTGTGCGGCGACATCACCAATTATAACATCTATGCTTTTTGACCCATTTGCATTCTGAGTTTGTTTGGTTTGTGCCTTTTGACCAGTAGAGTTATAAACATTTACAAACACCTCGGAAGATGAAGAAGATGTGGGTCGGCTCGACTCATTTTCTCGTTTAGAAATGACGCCGAGTTTACCTGAGCTTGTTCTCGTCAAAGGCATAATAGCTTCGGGTCCAGCTTCTCCCATCAATCCAGCACCATTGGCATACTGGCTGATTTCTTTTCCGTAAGAGAAAAGAGTCGGTGAAGTTACTATCGAATTGCTATGACCAGAAATTCCAGTCATCACGCCACCATTGGCTTTTCTATTAATACCGCCGAACCAAGACGAGAATGAAACCGCATTATCGGCACCGCCTCCACCGCCAATACCTCCGGTGAAGAGGCCAAGCGCAGATTGGAGAATGCCGGACATAAGCTGTTGCGCAAGCAATTTTGACAGGCTTCTGATCATGTCATTGACCAAGCTATCAAATGCCTCTCCGAAGGACTTAAAGTCTCGCATACCTCCTACCACAAAATCAGATAAGGCGGCTGCCATACTATCTGTGGTAGATGTTACTACTTCACCCAATCCAAGAGCATAGTTCTTGTGCTGATCATAGTAGTCTTTGATACCGAGTTTCAGATTATCTAAAACACCACCAGAAGTACGGATTCTCTGTTCCGCCATCCATTCATCAATACGGGCAACCGTATCAGCATATTCTTGTTCAGCAGCAATTCTTTCTTCTGCGGAAGAAAATGCGGAATTAGATATAGACCTATAGAGCTTCTCAGCAGTGTCTTTCCATTGCTTAGATTGCTTTTCATAGGATTTAAGTGCGGCTTCACCCTTATCGCCCGAAACGATTTCAGAATAAGCCCTTTCAAAGTCCATCAATTTTTCACGAAGATCATCGACGGCTTTCTTTTCTTTTTCCGCTTGCTTGGCGAACAATCCTTCTTTGAGCTTGTTGCTCAGGAACTCTTGCGCCTCGGCAACGGAATGTAATCCATCAGGAAGCTCGTCTTTATAGATTTCCGCGACTTTTTTAATATCAAGTTTATGTGTAGCCAGTGAAGCGTTTAATTTTTCAATTTCGGCTTCAACAATTTTTGCGAAGTTCGTTTCGGTTCCAAATAACTTCTGTACGCGAACATCAAATCCTTCAATATCAAATTCAGGGATTTTCTTTGGCTTTTTATTTGCGTCTCTTTTTGCTTTGCGATTAGCCTCTTCCGCAGTAACAAGAGCTTCGGATTTTTCCGCAATTTCTTTATAAACTTTAGCTACATCTTCGGCTATTTTATTTCCTTGTGCATTAAGGAGATTCGTAAAATCGCCGGATTCTATAGCTTCTAATATCTGTTTCTCCTGCCCTTTTTGAAGTTCTTTCATTGATGAAAGGGTAGTCAAAGCAGCACGAGAGGTCTTACTCCCTACTGTTGCTAATTTACCTTCAATAGCAGCGAGTTTTTGTTCCGCAGATTGGAGTGCCGCAACAGACAACGCAGAATTTAGTTTTGTTCTAAACTCGTCAATATCCTGAGATGAAAGATGGAAAGTCTCCCCAAGTTTTTCAATAATTGAATCGAGAGTAGAAGCGTCCGCTCCAGAGGATACTGCCGCCTCAGCTACAAGCCGGAAAGCATTGTCAAGTTGACCGGACTGACTAGACATAGAATCAAAAGCTGATTCAAGCTCTCTCATCTTTTCTTCGGTCAAAGTATTGGCGTTCTGCTGTTCGGTATATGCTGCGAGGAGATTCCGAGTCTTGCTCTCTAGTTGCTCTTGAGCTTCGGACATCTGGAGAAGTCCGCGAATCTGAGCCTCGAAGTCTTCCTGCCCGGCAAGCTGCTTGCCAAATTCTGTGGTCTTTGTTCCTTTACGAATAGCTTCATAGGCTTCCGCGAATTTAGCTATGCTGTTTCCGCTTTTGTTCGCTTCTCCGGTGAGCGCTTCCAACGCCGCTTTAGCTGCATCTGCGGTATCTTTCGCATTGAGAATGGCCCCACCGAAATTGTCCCATTGCTTAATAACTTCGTCAGATGCACCAGCTTCTTTCATGCCATCTTTGATAGTACGGAACATGATCTTGAAACGATCAAGAGTGTTCTTAATCATTTCATCTCTGGCTTTCGGGTCGGTTTCTTCGTTTAATGCTTTATCAATAGCATCACGAGTCTCTTTAGCAAGCTTAACGGCTTGACTTCTTAATGTAAAGAGAGCTTCTGAATCAGTATCGGAAAGAGGCCCGAGTATGGAATCAAAAAAACTAATCACCTTAGTAGAAGAGAATACGTTAGGAAGCTCTTGAAGGGCTTGGATAAAGTCCATCTGGCGCTTTACGTATTCACCGCTAAGATATTGTTCTTGGAGTCGTTTATTGGAATTTGAAAGATTGTTCTGGCTTGCCGCAGCCTTTTCAGACTTACTGGCAATCTCGTCGAAGCTCTTGGCATATCCGGAAATAAACTTTTCGGAGTCAGACATCTGGTTGCTAAGAGCGTATGCCGCAGTACCTACAGCGACTAGCGCGGTGACAGTAAGTGCGATAGGATTGGCGTTAAAAGCAAGTGCGAATTTAGCGATTACGGCTTGCGCGGCTTTCATTATGCCGGACGCTTCTGCTGCGGCTACTCCTGTCAGCGTGAAAGCAGTTCTGAGATTCTTGAGCGCATCTACCGCAACACCGAAAGCCGTAGTGACTTTAAGCGTCGCATATACGATTCCAAGCCACTTTACGAAATTCATTATTGAATCAATGTTCTGCCCAATGAATTTCGTAATTTCCGTAAGTACACGAATAAAAGCTGCCGCGCCCTCGGAATCCATCATTGCGGATTTGAGGTCAAACCATGCAGTAGCCAACCTGTTAAGCTCGGCTTGTAAACCGTGAGAAGCTTCTTCCGCTCCCTTAGCATACGTCTTTCCGACTTCTTCCGCAAAGGTACGAAGATGTTCAAGTCCAACTTCGCCTTTTTGGAGCATATCGTCAAGTTGTTTTGTGGTCACTCCAATAGCTTTCGCAAAAAGATTCACTGCACCGGGCATTCTTTCAGAAAGCTGTAATCTAAGTTCTTCCGCGCTGACCTTACCCTTAGAAATCATCTGAGAGATAGCGAGGAACACGGAATCCATCTGTTCGCCAGTGAGTTTAAGCGCAACGCCCATCTGGGAGAAGCTTTTAAAAATCATCTGAGCGTCGTTTTCTAAGACAGTGCCTTTCGCGGAAGCGAACAGAGCTTTTGCAGCTTGCGCAGTGTCGATAAAAGACAATCCAAGTTCATCACTTACTTTACGTACAAATCCGAGGGATTGCTCGGCTACTGCGGATTCTCCGTAAATCGACTTGAAAGAAAGCTGTAAGCTATCAAGAGCGGTGGTAGCGTTAAATACGGACTTGGTAAGCTCGACCATTCCGTACATACCGAAAGAAACACCTACAGCGCCCGCTGCGGCTTGAACACCAGAAGTAAGGGAATACGGCGTAAGAAGCCCGGAAACGCCTCTACCACCCTGTTTTGTGCGTTCCTGAGTGTCAGCAAATCGACGAAGAACCTCGTCAGACGCATTGATGCTTTTCGCAAACTCAATAGCTTCGGCGGATGTAAGCCCATACTCACGCTGCATCCGTTTTAACTGAGTTACCGCCCTTTCAACACCGCGCATCTCAAGGAATTTTTGCATCATAGAAGACGCTTTCGTCGCATCTACGCCGAAAGCACCTTGCAGAGCGTTCCCAATTTTATCAGTCTCACTTTTAATTCCTGCGGCGGCGGTTTTGGCGGACGCTTGAATACTTCCGATTGACCTGATAATATTTATAGAAGCATTAGTAATATCAGCAACGGGCAGGGCTTTCTCCATGCTCCGAGAAATTTGCTGGCTTGTTTGAGTGATTACTTCTTTAAGATTGGTGAGAGTGCTTGCTGTTTTACTATCGTCAAGCTCCACCGGAATAACTAGCCGTGTGAGTCTTTTAGTCGCCATTAAGATCCCTCTTCCGTGGACAAATATTTTTCAAGCACTTTTTCGGCTGAGTCCGCAGTTTTACGCACATATCCCGCAGGTTGAAAAGGGTTTGGCGTGGATTTACCGGGAATGCCATGCTCTTCTTTTTTTGAAAAAACGTAGACTTTTCCGTCTACTTTACTTCTTTCCGTAAATCTGATAATTTCTTTCGTAGCTGGATCTCTGAATACTATACCGGGAGGTACGCCAAGTTTGTCTTCATATCGCATCCATTTTTTAGGACTTCTTTTTCCCTTGACAACATGGGGCTCCGTACCGTATTCAAGAAAGTGTGCATACCAAGCTCCAGCGTCAACAAGTTTGGCTTTTTTCGGTATTCTTTTTGATGGACGGACAAATGGCGTTTCTCTAAAATTTTCATTGGGCGTTACGTACCAAGGGTTCTTGGAAAGGGGGACACTTTTAGCATTTTTTATCATCTCAAGACGGAGCGCATTAGAAAAGCCCGTAAGGACTTTCGCACCCTCCGTCTCTATTTGAAATGAAATTTCAGAGAGAAGTTTGAGCGGGAGTTGTTGTACATTAAAAGCCATGTACACCTCCAATCCATTACGGGCTTTTTAAGGGAGAATAAAAATGAAAAAATTTTACGTTTTGCTTAGGGTCTTTGTTTCTGTTGAAATCATTGGTGCCTTGATTTTTGCCTTTGGCGTTTTTGCGGACGTGAACGGAAAACCTTATGGTACAAAGTTAGGCATAATCGGTTTGTATGTGGCATTGAGTTGCCATGCGTTAGTCAAAAGCGCAATTATTCCGGGCATCAATCAGATTGTTTCAATGCGTAAAGAATGGGAAGCACGCAAACGGCTGGATAAAGAAAACGCTGTGAAGAAGTAGACGACTTTTTTATTCAATAACTTTTCCGCCATAAAGAGCGAACATCGCCTTTTCTTGTTCTTCGGGGGTCATTTCTCTTTTTCTAGGAGATTGACCCCCTTCTTCATTCTCTTGTTCTTCATTTTTAATCTTATGGTAAGCAACCCATCCCATGAACTCTTCTACGTCCATATTTTCTAAAAGCTGATTTACCGTCATATGAAGATCACGCGCAAGAGAATACGCGAACATCCAAAGCCAGCCAGTTGTTAGTTTTTTTCAGCCTCTTCCTGAGCCTTTTCATTGATGGTATTCATTTTGGACGCGGCTTCGACCAAGGCAGTAACAACCTGAACATCCTGACTCAAAAGCCAGTTAATGTCATTCTCGGTAAGCATCTGGTTGCCGTTCTCATCGACAAGGCAAGCAATAACCATACGATACATCGCAAAGTTATATTCTTCGACCTTTTTATCCTCGTCTTGAACTTTCTCGGCGCGACTATAAATTTTCATTGCTTCCCCGGCGCTCAGTCTACGCATGTAAACTTCCGCGTCCCACACGGGGATGTAAAACTTGTCTTTCACAACAGTAAGACTGTTACGCAGTTCCGCAAACTTTTCGATAGTAAGAATAGCCATATAATTCCTCTCCTGAATTTTTTTTTCGAGAGGGAGACAATTCTCCCTCTCTTTTATTTGGTTGTTATAGATTAGACGAAAGTAATAGCAATGTCGGTCTTCGTGCTGCCGGAAATGAGGTTAGCGTCAGCGTTAGTAAAGGCGCTATCCATGAAAGTCAAGGCGACGTTAGAAACATCCACCTTAGTAGTAGCGGCTCCGGTGAAAGACAACTCGGCAACCGTATCACTAACTTTCTTGAGGGCACCAACAAGTCCAGCCGGGACATTAGCCAATTTATAATGCGTATTTGCAGTAAAGTTCGCGTCGTTAGTAACGCTCGTAGTAAATTTAGCGGTTGATTCCTTGCCCGGGATAAGCGTTACAGTGACTTTACCAGTCACAGCGCCAGTCGATTCAGTACCAGCGAGTGTGCTATCCCAACTCAGAGTGGCGCGTTTACCACCAAAAACCCATTCAATCTTACCAGAAACGTCGAAAGTATACGTGGTCGTATTCGCAGCACCGACGCCACCAGAAAGCGGCATCCCGGTAAGCTGGCCCATGAAGTACATAACCGTACCCGTGGGGAACTCTACCTTACACGGACGATAATCACGAGAGTACAAATCTTGCGTCAGCAAATTCTGATGCGTTTCGCAAAGGTCATCAACATAACCGTTAAAAGTGATAGTACCGTTATCAGGAATATCCGAGATTTTTTCTACGGCTTCCGATTGAGTGGTCGTAACGGTAATTGTGGGCTTGGAAATATTAGGTCCATTCCAAGCTGAAATTCCCGGAACATGCTCCCACACTGCCGTAGCAAAGGAATTTCCCGTACCACGATAGAATTTCAGTCCTTTACTCGTTCTGGCTTGATAAGATACAGCCATTGTTAAGCTCCTTCTTCAAGGATAAAATCTACAGATTGAATATGCCAAATATTTTGTCCAATCTGCGTTGTTCCATAATGATCTCCATCTACGCAGGATGGAAACTCCGTTTCCGCTAAACTTCTGATAATTTCAGAGCCCTCTGTGGCCTCCGCATAATTGGTACTCATTACGTCAACCTGAACACGGACTGACCGCAATAAGTCTCCCCTATCAGAAAGTGTTTTATCCAAGGGATCTCCGGAAATTCTATGAATTAGAACGAAGCGTTTAGTATTAGCTACGGTGTTCGCTTCGACGATCCCCTGAAAGATATTTTCACCAAAAAATTTTTTTACTTCTTGAGACTTTATGAAAAGTTGAAAAAGTTTTGTTTCTGCTCTTTGGACAAGCTTTAGCGGCGTATTAAGCATCGGAAAGTCTCCTACACATAACTTCAAGATAAGTATTTTCTTTATTTATAGGAGGTGACTTTACTTCCAAAACAATATCGCCTTCATGATCCGAATGTAATATGAATCTACTTCTGTCTGAAACATCCGAACGAAATCTCATGGAAATTCGTATCGTCCCTTCGCCTTGAGACTGAGAAGCAATCCAATATTCTCTCCCAGACATATATTCAATGCCAACATAGATGTCAGCTACAGGATGATATAAACTTGTCGGTGAGCCAGTAACGTCTCTTGATCGAACTTCTTTAAGCAATGTCGCTCTTTTATTTAATACGGCAGGATTTGAAGTATAATCAAGCATATCAAACAAATCCTATAATTTTAAATGTGTCCAATATATTATCTATAAAATTGCTTGGAAATAGTGCGTCGTTAGATTTTCCTGCTCTCAAAGCTATCTCGGATCTTTGCTGAAAGAGCGTTCCTGTACGAACCATAATCCATTGTTTCAAAGGATGAGGACAATTGCTTACAAAAACTTTTTGAGTTGGAATTGCATCCGGAGCAATATGTAATTTCGGAATTTCCGCGATAGGAGGAATCTTTACAGATTGGGCATCTACATAATTATGAAATTCATCGTGAAGGAAACCGCCAGCATAATTTATGATGAGGGACGCGCCTTTCACAATTGATGCTTCCGTAGTCTGAATTTTTACAACATCATCCTTGACAAAGACGGCAAGCACAGGTACGTTGTTTCCAACGGAATCATAGATTTGAAAATTTTCTGGTTTTGCATCACCCATAATGGGTCGATTGAATACGAGAGTAACGCTAGATTCGGTAAATCCGGCCTTAGTGGGTTCGACGAAAGGAGATTCGTTAGTTACGATTTTTTCGGATTTTTCTTCTACCGTATATCCGGCACGAAGAACAATTTTTGGATTGAGAGGAAATCCGCTCAAAGGGGAGAGAGATCCAATAAGCGGATTTCCTTGCGGCGACAACGCAGGGTATTCAACAGTATACAGGTCAGGAGAGACAGGCTGGCCCGAAGAGTCAAACACTTCTACGGATGTAACGGGAACCACGGGGAGAGGAACCGCAGATCCATTCATCTCTTTTTCGGAGGGAGTCCACGACCATTCTGAATCTACAAAAACTCGCCCGGTTTTCTGTTCCGCGTGAGTCGTAGCGGAAGCTATAAGATTTTCAATATAAAAATCTTCTTCCGCAGTTGTGGTATTCAGCCTCAAATGCTGCTTGACCTCTTCCACAGAAACAGGATAGCATTTAGGGGCAATGGTCATGTCAAGACTCATATCGTCTATTTCCCTTCGTTGATTTTATGCTTTACTTTATCGGCAAGCTCGGTAAGAACAATCTCGGCGGAACCGAAACCGGAACGACCACCGACAAAAGCAACGATAGTCAGATTTTCCCTTTTAAGTCGTTCATCAAGCCCGGCCTTTTTCAGGTCTTCTACGATACCCATAACATCTTCTGAAACGGAGGGGGCGGTATCCGCCCCACTCACAATTTCTTTTGATGATTTAGGCTTCGCGGAAGACTTCGGGGTTTCATCAGCGGCGGCTTCTACAGGAGATGCTACGCTGGTAATCGCTTCGTTGATAGCCATAGGGAATTACTCCACCGGAACAAGGTCAGCGCGCATCAGAACCGCATGAACGGTCGGGGTGCCAGTGGACTTAGTAACTTCAACCTTCACGAACTGGCGGCTACCGATGTAACCGACTTTAGCACTAGTTACTGACGCAGTGACTTTCACGTCCGCAATAGGTTTAGTGAGGTCCAGAGGTTCAAGAGCTTCCGTAGCGCCGGAAGACGTGTCGCCATGCGTGATAGCAAGCGAAGCATCGTTGGTGCCGTCACCTTCAAGAATAAAGGTGACGGAGTTAAACCCCTGAATGTCAATAGGAGTTCCCGAAGTAACCGGGACCACCTTCATATGAGATGCAAGATCTTTCATAGCCATAATGATTTCTCCTTTTTTGCTTAGGCCGCGAACTTGAGCAGCTTAATAGCTTCAAAGTTCTGAATGCCGCCGCCAGTACGCAGGTCAATGTTGAAGATAACGAGAGGAGCCTTGGTCACGGTGTCGCGCTGGATACGCATACCGCGACGTTCGACAACAAGATACCCCTTACGGAAGTTGCCGAAGGCTACAGAGAAAGCATTGGCTTCAATGTCGGGCATATTTTCGTCAATTTCGATGTTATAGCCGAGCAGGGTATTCGGCTTACCCATCTGCAAGGACGGCTGCCACAGATAGTTACCATCGTTATCCTTGAGCTTACGCACGGAGGACTCGGTAAAGGAGTTCATCAGCCAGTTAGCACCCTGACGATAGCCGCGTTTCAGGAAGGTGGTCATATCGATAAGGCAATCGGCGGGGCCTTTATCCTTAGAGGCAGGGTCATAAGGGAGGAACGCGCCAGCCTTGCCAGTCTTAGCAAAACCGAGCTTGCCCCAATCAACACCAGCCTTGCCAGTCTGTTCGGCAACGGGATAGGCAAGAATGCCGAAAGGCTTCTTCACGCCATTGCCCCACACATGAGCATGAGCAATCGTTTCGCCAAAGGCAATACGGGTGCTGTCCATGAGTTCGGCTTCGATGTCGACATAAGAGTCTTCGATGAGTTCGGAGGACAAGGTGGGCTTCGCCATGAGCGTATGAACATCCAACTTGAGCTGACCGTAATCCGGGGTCTTGGTTTCGCGGCGGGTTTCGACTTCACCAGTCCACACAGCGGATGATTCGGAGAGACGGACGGGGCGTTCATAACTGGACGTACCCGTAGTCTTCTTTTCAGCAAGACGATAAATCGCAGAGTCATCACGGGCGAGTTTCAGAATATCCTGTTCAACTTCGACCGGAACGAAGATGCCACCGTAGGTATCAATACCTGACAGGAGAGTCTTCATTTCCATTTCTGACTTGGGAAGGCCATAAGCTTTCGCGGCACGCATTTCAGCTTCAATAAGGGCTGACTTTGATTCCTCGGGAAGATCCTGATAGTTGGTCTTATGGACGGTACGGAAGAAAGCGGACTTAACCATATCTTCACGGGTCTTAGGATCACCAGAAGGGGCACTCGAAATCTTGAGACGCTTAATCTCTTCGTCCGCTTCGGCCTTATACTTCTTAAAGTCCTCATCCTGTTTAGCAAGCATTTCCTTGAGGTCGGAGATAGCTGCGGTATGATCTTTCTTCAAAGCCTCGTCACGCTTGTCAAGAGTAGCCTTCTGTTCTTCCCAGAGAGCATTAATCTTTTCTACAATAGGATTTTCAGCCATAAAAATACTTCCTCTTTTCGAGATTTTTAAAATAGATAAAGTAAAAAGCACCTCCCATTCATCCCGAACTGAGGCATTGCCAATATTGACTTTGATAGTGTAAATCATATTTTTACATTTTTGTCAACCCCTTTTTTAAAAAGAACAAAAAAATTACGCCGTCTCAATTAAGAAAACGGCGTAATAATCAGTCATATTTTTTTTATTAAAAATTATTTTCGGAGCAACGCTTCCAGTGCTTCCAGAGTTTCCCTTTCCGCATTTTCTTTACGCTTGGTAGCAATAGCCTCATCAAGCCATGCAGAAAGTTCTTCGTCCATTTTAGCTTCTTCCGTATTTTCGTCTTTCGTTTTATCCTCAGCAATGTTTTCGGGGGCTTTGCTTTCAGACTCATTCGACTTTTCGGAAATACTTACAGATTCCTCTTGAGTTTCTTTAGGTTCCTCATGAGCTTCCTTAGATTCTTCCGGCTGTTTAATTCCCTTAATTTCCGCATCAATATCAGCGGAGATAATGGATTTAAGCTGGACAACGATATCTTTGGCTTCCTTATTGGAAAAACCTTTTTCACGGAGGAATTGTTCGGCATCTCGCAGGGTGCCGATATTTTTCACCGCGTCAATAGTAGCTTCCGTATTCATGGGAAATGTCACCACTGACCCTTCGCTAAGATTAATTTTATTTAATTCTCGAATAGTATAACCAGAATATTGTTTACCGTATTTCTTCCCTTCAACGTATTTATAATCTCTGGCTTGATATCCAATACTCATACCCATTGAGCCGGGATCAGATTCTTTCAGGACCGTCCATATATTTCTTCCAGACGTGGTGCTAAAGAGCTTTCCTTCAACATAAAGCCCCTTATCATCTTCACGCATGAGCGTCCATTTTCCGATAGGCTCAAGGTCATCAGCATTGATCTTAAATCCTCCATGCTGCTTTAACATCGGAGGATAGTATCCTTTCTTTTTCCATTCTCGAAGAGAGTCTTTGAATGCGCCCGGCATAATAACATCGAGTCCTTGATCAACATTATTATAAACCGCGAGATAGCCGGAAAACGTATATTGATCTCCATCATCGCTTTTACATTCAAGATCATTGAAAGCATAAAATTGTTTCGTTTCAACTGTCATTATTTTTTCTCCGAATTTCCTTTAAATTCGCTCTCCAGTTCCGCCAACTCTTTTTTAATGAGTTCATATTCAGTACAGGTTGGGTCGACGCCTTGCCGCAAAAGCTCCTCTACCCAATCCAAATCACGTTTCTTGAAATAAATAAGCTTAGAAAGGGTGGCTTGATCTTTACTCATTGTTTTCGTCATTCCGTTGATCGTCATTGTTCGTCTCTCCGTTTTTAGGTTTTTTCGGAATTGTACTACCTGATTGAGGAATCTGTGCGTCCATTACGTCCGCTTCCTTAACAATGGATTCTACAGTCCTCATAGCCCCCTGCATAAATAGCTCATCGCCGCCCTTGACGGGATTCATTTCAGACAGGGCTCGAACTTCATTAGGAGTCATATACCCGGAATTGATGGCAGTGCGGTAAACTTCGGCACGGCTTTTCGCGTCGCCACGAAGCAATCCATCATCCATGAACTTGAAATACAGACCTTCCTTTCTACGCTGTTCTTCTGTGAGCAAGAATTTATTGGCACTCGTTTCAATACGCCGATACCACGGATCAAGCGTATGAATTTTATGCTGCAAGAAAAGCTGTTCGGAAGATGCGTACGTTGTGGTCTTCATATAATCAAAGACCATGATTGGCATCACTCCCCAATTTCGACAAAGATCCGCAACTTGGAATTGACGATTCTCAACAAACTGAGCGTCCTGATTAGTCATGGACATCTGCTGATATCGAAAATCGTTGCTCAAGATAATTGTCTTATTGGCATTTCTTGAACCGCTATATTCTCTCTCCCACGTCTCACGAATACGCTTTCTCTGTTCCTCTGTCAAGTCATTTACTGCGGTAAGAATTCCGGAAGGTTTAACTCCATTCTTTAAAGATGTTCCAAGATATTTATCCGAAGACAAAGAAAGACCAATAGCATTTTTAGCCAGTTTGACAGGGGACAGGCCACGAATAACATCGTATCCTCTCCACTTCAAATGCCACATATCCTTTTCAGGGATTTCAATATATCGTCCGTTTTCGGTCGTTACAAAATATTTTGACCGAAGCCCAAGAGAATCAGATTCATCCATCTGAACATTAACCATGCCGGGAGGGAAAGGATACATCTCCTTAATCTCTCCACGTACTCTTACAAGCCAAACGAAAGCCTCTCCAGTCAGCGCGAGATGCAAGCCGAGAGTCTCCCGAAATTCAAATTGGCTTTGATATGGGTTTGGGCCTTCCTCAAAAAGCCAATACAATGGGTGATTTTCCGCTGGCTTTCTAGTATTTCCCTTTTTTTGATACAAACGAAAAGGAACCTGAGCGATACCATTGGAAATAACGGAAACACAAGCCAAGACGACAGAACAATCAAGTGCTGTCCGTGTGGTAACGGGAGTACCGGAATCGGAAACAGAAATCGAATTTAAGAACGAATCATCCATATTCGATTTATATTCTGAGTCCTTTTTTCGGAAGTTATCGAAAATATTTAAAAAACCCATAGTACCTGCCCTACGGTAAAAATTTACTACTACGTCCTATACGACATATATTTTCCTTTGTCAAGTAAAAAATTGACAAAATTGTAAAATAGGAAAAATATGGGGCGTAAATACGCCCCATTATTAATTTTTATTTATATCAAAAATAATCAAAGTACATATTATAAAAACGAAGTATAATCGCTCTTTATAGAACACTAAGGGCCTAAAATTGCTCCTTACCACTCATAAATGGATTGTTGTCTATGATGGCTCCCTTTATGATTTAGAAGAATTTCATCAATCACGGCGTTGTATCCATCTTCATCTCCAATGATATAGAATTGAGAAGACAAATTAGTATGTTTTTCAAAAATTTCTTTAAGAATTATGTCTTTCTCTTTTGCTTCCGTTTCCGTTTGGATTCTACCTACCATAGAATATTTTTTCACCCTTTTAACAAAAACATCCATTGTCTTTACGGAGCGATGCAGATTGAGGATCAATTCGAATAAAGGTGTGTAATAATACGACTTAGGAGCGATATATGCCAGTCCAATCAGGATAGGCGAGTCCGTAATAACATAATCGACTTTCCCAAGAAGCCTATCTACTCGATGCCATTGCTGCGCGGTAACGAGCAATTGATCATTCAGTAGGTCGACGCTATTGTCCCATACACAATCTTTAGCAAACTCAGTTACAAGCTCGCAAGAAATCCCACACAGCTTTAGCTCCGAGAATATATGGGCGGCTCCGGTACTTTTCCCACATCCGGGGCCTCCATAAAGATTGATAACTTTAGTATCCTTCATATACATACGGCTCCTTTCTTAATCAAATCTTCCCAAAGCTCTTCTCGCTGCTCCAAAGGGATGAGGGCTATACTAAGATGCAAAGGAGCTTTGAAAATTATATCAATTTCCCTTTTTTCTTTTAACTTGCACCATCCATCCCCATACGCCACTTTCTTATTTGAAAACCAATGCTTACGAGCATAATAGATTTCAGAATCGTCCTTATCGTATTTATCAATTTCTTCTTCTGGTATTTGCTCCTTAAAAAGAAGATCATATTGAGAATAGCGTCCCTTAACCCGAAAAAGGTTAAGACCATTTGCAAAAGAGAGAGTTCCATCCTCGATAGGAAAGGCGTCATCCCCAATACCCACAATTCTGCATCTATGAGTTCCAAGAACAATTCTATGGATGGGGCGTTCTTCGGTAGGGATGAACAGTGTGAATTTAGGTATTTCTATAATAGTTTGATATAACTCGCTCATCTTTATGCCTCCTTAGTATTTTCTTTTCCACTATTAAGCCATTCCTCATAAAGAATATCGCATATACCCACAAAGTCTGGACGGGCTTTTTCTCTAAGCTCCTTTCTAAAATCAGGGTCGCACATTTCTACGTGGGTTACGGGCCGCCCAAAAAGTTCCTCAACATAAGAATGATATTCGCTCCATGCACCCATCAGAAATCCAGTAAATGCGGAAACTACCGCACCTTCTCGATTCGTAAACTCCATAGATCCTCCTTTATTTAATCTGAGGTACGTAAAACTAAATACGATTACGTACCTCAGATTAAGCTACAACTCTATGATTCTTTGGTTATTCGACGCCAGCTTTATCTCGAACAAAGGCTCCGTATAAGATGGTTTTGTCTTATCATACATTCCGAGTTTAGCATATCTTAGTAGATGGTGGAGTGGCCTAGGGATTTTTTCATACCTTGTCCACAACCAAATCTCTGGAAAATACACATACAACTGGGTAATGAAGTTTTGAAGGGAAATCAAATTCTGGTCAAGAGGCTCACCCCCCAAAATCCAGACCCTTTTTATTAATATCTGACTATCTTTAAAAAGTCCAGAATTTTCTTGGGTTTTAATCCATTCTTGATACGGAATCCCCTGATTAAATTCCCAAAGCTCTTTATTGTGGCACCCTTCGCAATGGGGGGCTTTGCATCCGGAAAGATATATTTCCAATGCTCGATGAGCCAAATTAAACTCCGTGCCCGCTACTCGCATTTCATTTCTTCCTTACTATAGAACTGACGATTGGGTCGGTCTTCTTCTCTACGAACCTTGTTCCAATTTTTTACATTGGTAAAGAACCCTACAACACGGGTAATCTCCTCAGACCATTCTTTGCCACAGATAGGGCATCTGTCAGAACCCACCCAAGTATGGTTGTCATTACAGATTCGAAGAAGATAGTTTACCGCCCAATAAACAACACCGGATTTTGCTGCATAGAAAATAAGGTCTTCGATATTTTTCGTATCTTCGATCCTCTCACCAACATTGACATGGCAAATCGCTCCCCCCGAAAACAATCCATCGAATTTTCCTTGGAGTCTAATACGGTCGAGCATGTTGGCTTTAGCGATAAGCGGAATAAACTGATTGGAATAGAAGGATACTCCACAATCGTAACCAAGGACTTTATCTTTCTTTGCGAGTTTCACAGAGGACGACTCGGCGGGAACCTGTTCACAATTATGAGGAGCTTGATACAATTCTTGAGCTTCATCAATCCAAAGGTTAATCTGTTCAAGAGTCCGCATCACAAGATCTTGCCCATCCTCATCCAAAATGTCCTTTCCGAGGATGCTCACTGCTTCATACAGTCCGGTGACTCCAAAGGTGGAATACTGTTTAGTAATATCCATATACCCATGCGTGTACAAAGGCGCGGCCCCCAGATCAATTCGACGCTGTACGATTTTGCGTTTAGCGTTATTGATTTTCGCTGCGGTAAAAAACGCATCCCTAAGCTTATCAATAAACACGCCCTCATCTCCCCCCGACTGCATTGCAAGGCGAGGGAAGTTTGCCGTCACAACACCAAGAGATCCAATTTTTGTGCTTCCGGAGCCGAAAGAATTAAAATATTCATTCTTCCTGTCTGATCTAAGCCGACAGCACGAACTCAAAGTTGACATCTTGCCATTATACATATTGATAAATCCGAACTCTTTGTTTTTCTCAGCAATGAATTTTACAAAGTCCTTATCTACGATATTTCGGTCGTCATCAATAGAGAAGCAAGCTGTCGTTACGGGAAACGTAAGAGGCGTTCTCCGCATCTCTTCATTCATGGCGTCGAGGAAAAGACTCTGCAATTCATGAACAGTTTCAGGATTAGCAGCTTTTCCATCCATCGTATAATCAGGACAAAGAGACTCAAGAAAATTACGGTCGAATACAGAGAGATTAGAAAACGGGCTCTGGTTTCCCCGGAACTCCCAATTTACCGTATAGATAAAATTAATAAGTTTTTCCTTCACATATATTTTATAGTCGTCAACCTTAATCCGACCGTCATATCCTGTGCTTTTCATTTTTTCCACAAACAAAGAAGCCACAATAAGAAAGTCTGCAAATCCGGTAGCTCCCAAGGTTGAATTTGCGGCAACAACCATGAATTGTTCCACTTGGCGCACAAATGTTTCCAAAGATTTAGGGGCACACACACGGACTCTCTTAGATACGCCTTCCAATCCATTAAGAGCAATATCATAAGTAGAATAGTTAAAGCAGTAGGGGAGTGCTACATCTGTGGAATCATTTACATAAAGGTCCCCACGAAGCACTTTTTCAACGACAGTATTAGCTTCAAGGAGCCCATAATCCTTCTTAATTTGTTTCCAGAGAAGGAAATAGCTATTGTACTTTTTGACAGGCTTCGGCATTTCATGATTATACTCGATGGATGTCCGCGCACATACATTGGCGTTGGAATCTACGGAAACGTCCGCCGTAGTAGTGTCCGTATTGAAAAAATCCTTTGAAAATTTATTGATATCCATCTGATCGCCAATTCCATCCAAGGTCAAAAAATCCCTGCCGTATTTAGCGATAAGATACATCATAAGGTCGTAGAATTCTTGATCCCAAGTAATCTTAATGTGCATGTGCTTTCCTCTTTTTTTTATTTATTTATATTTTTATACATTTTCAATGGCTAGGCGTCAATACCTAGCCATTGAAAATTTTTTATTATTTACACACCAGTGCTGCCAAACCCGCCAGTGCCTCGAACGGTTGTGGAAAGCTCCTCAGTCTCCACCCAATCGACAGGGAGGTACGGAACAATGACAATCTGGCAAATCCGGTCGCCAGTTACATAAATTTTATTCGCAAGGCTAGGATCTTGGAAGTAATTCTTAGGAATGCGGAAGACAGCCTTGATCTCTCCGCGATAATCGGAGTCAATGACGCCTACGCAATTAGAGAGCGTCATTTCCTTCTTGAATACGGAAGACCGAGGAAACACGAGGCCCACGTACCCCGCAGGGATTTCCATACCGATTCCGGTTCCATAGGTAACAAGCCCTTTATCCCAATCAATATCGCAGGTGACTGCATGGAGGTCATATCCAGCGGACCAATCGGTTCCACGGAGGGGCATACTGGCATTTTCATGAAAACGCTTGAAGTTGATAATGTGATTGCTCATGTAGATTCTCCTTGTTAGTTAAAGATTGTATATCCGATAAACATCTTCTCAGGATAGGGCATTTTCCCATTTTCAAGAAAAATGATTCCCTTTATAATCTCGGGGAGATGTTTAAGAACATTAATTTTTTCATCCGGGGATACTCCTACGATATTAGATAAATTACGAACATATTTTTTTGTATCGTTTTCGTGAGGAGGTCCCATTCTATACACCATGCTCCGCAATGTGTCAAGGCCATTTTTCTGCTGATAATTCTTTAGATTTTTTGCACAAGCACGGATACCATATTCAGGGGACTCAAAAATAATGAACTTGCCATCACTTCCGACTTGACCGTCCCATTTCGTATTCTTCGAGCTTTTGAGATTACAAGGATTGTTATTCCGCAATCCTCTAGTATCTCCGTATGTCTCTTTTTTATCTTGAGACGTATTTTCCTTTTTTTGATAAGGGGCTTCCAACTTCTGCTTCATAATAGCATTTTCAGAGGCCATACTTCCTAACGCTGTACTTAAAAATTCTATCTTATGATGAAGTTCCTCTATCTGAACATTCTTACTTTTTCTAAAATTTGTAAGTGTTACATAATTATGTACTGAATTAGCAATAAATACGCTAATTAAAAGAGCTATAAGAATCCTATCCAAATAATTGAATTTAAACATCCACCCCTTCCTTAATATTTTTTAAATATAGCATATTTTTATTATTCCTTCTGGAGGTAATGTCTCTCCATTAATAATCCTTTTTATAGTATTTATGTGGCGCACCCTATGTTTCAATGAAGTATACCTCGCGCACGCTTTCATGCTATCAAAAGTCTTAATCGACCCATCGGTAAAGTAAATAGCAACTTTAAAGCCATGTAAAAATTCATGAAAAGTCCTTATTCTACCATTTTGCTTAATACCCATTTTCCTATTTAATTGAGCATCTTTATTTATTTGAGATAATTTGGCCTTTGTATCTTCTGATACACGCCTTCCTTTATTTAATGTAGCATCCCCTAATTTCTTTTGAGATAATTTTTGCTTATGGTCAAAAGAAAATTTCATACCTTTTCGTATTCTCGACATATATTCTTTAAATTTATCAGTATGAACTTTTCCCCACCTAAAAGCGTCCTTACCTTTTTTACCATAGTTTGGGTGATTTTCTCCGGACGGAAACCCTTCTCCTCCCCTGCCTATATTATAAAAATCTTTACGGTTTACTGCATCTGATAGCGCTATATAATATCGTTCTTTCTCAGCTAAATCTTCGTAAGACTCCGCTTCGCAAAGTATCTCTATAGAAAAATTATTCTCTCCATATTTTTTTATAGCTCGTTTTAGTATCTTTCCCGAACCAAAATACTTTTCATCGAATACGCTAGATGCGTGTCTACCTATATACATACAACCTGTTATTAAATTTGTTGTACAATAAACATATCCATACATATATTTTACCTAAAATTTTCTAATAAAATAACCCTTTAAGCGCATAGGAGAATGTATAATATTTTTCCACGTCACATTCCACATTCTCCCAAAAAATCTTCCACTCTTTCAAACGATGATTTCTTCTTTGAATATACATATTCCTGATAGCTTTTGCATTCGTGCACACTATTCTTCTTTGCATGAAACCTTCTGGCAAAGATGCTTTAGCAGCTTCAAAAGCTCCTTCTTGAATACAGGAATTTACGGTATCAATGGCTCTTTGGGGCGTGTCCTCAGAAAAATTAGCTCTAGTCAGGCCACCTTTCATGAGAGTGTGCATAGTAGATTCGGACAATCTCGTCACCCCAATTCTGTATGTGTCAAATTGACTCCACCAATAACGGGGGGCGTTAATATCCATATGCACGATTAAAAATTCTAAAAATTTATTATTTCCTTTTTCAAGAGGAGCCAATTTTTCCATAACGATTTTCATTCTATTCGCGATTTCATCTGGAGTTTTCTTAGATTGGTCTTTGCCGTAAATTAAAGCTAAACTTCCACTTTCAGTTAACTCGTAATCAGACGTAACGCCAAAAGAAAGCCCTGTCCCAAGAATAGCACTAGCTAAACCGGATTCTTCCAAAACTGTAAAACGAAAATTAGTCATTTGTTTTTCCTTCTTATGCTTTAATGTTATAGATAGGTTTAGTCCTTCCGACAATTTCTACGGAATCGAGATGATTACAAATCTCATCGGAACTCTTATATGCGGAAGGGCTTTCATCCAACGTCGAGTCGTTTATGCAGGTTGAATAGATTCCTTCCATTTGATCCTTGAAAATATCTACAGACAATTGCCGTTTAGCTTGTCCTCGACTAAGTACGCGCCCGGCACCATGAGGCGCGGATTCATTCCAATCCTCAAGGCCCTTACCTTTTCCGATTATGATACCATCCCGCATGTTTAATGGGATCATAACTTTTTCATCTTTTTTCGCGGAAATTGCACCTTTGCGAAGAATAATCTTTTCTCCAATCTCTACATAATTATGAATTGTTTCTTCGTAACTATCCGGAAAGGGAGCGATTAAAGCGCAATCCATAGTTACTTTTTCGATTATACAATCACGGTTGATAGAAGCGTATTCCTGCATAATCTGCATATCGTGAATATAGTCTTCAAATGCTTGCCCGGATAAATACGCTAAATGCTTGGGTACACCCTTACATTGTTCTTCCGCAATTTTTTGATAATAAGTAGCTACTTCTTTTCCGATACCACGAGATCCGGAATGAACCGTGATATAAAAATCTCTACGCAATTCTCCTATAGGCCCTTTATTTTCAGAGAAGATATCGCATCCAACTTCAATAAAATGATTTCCACCACCAAGAGTCCCAATACTATGATATCCCCTTTCAATATTTACATTTTTAGCGCAAATCAATTCTTTTATTCGTGTCCTAAATGGATGGTACATTAACTTTTCGCAAACATTCGTGCCCATAGGAATATTTGCCCGAATCAACCTATCAAATTCTTTTAAAAAATCATTTACCCATACGCCTTCTTCTTTTTCATATTCTTGCAGGAAACCCAATTCATAACCACCATATCGCGCTGATGTCAACCCGCATCCGATATCAACTCCGACAAGATTAGGAACGATTTTCTTGTTTTCAATGGTCATCGTCGTTCCGATAACACATCCAGCGCCAGCATGTACATCAGGCATGATACGGATTTTACTTCCTTCGGTGAACTCCTGATTACATAATTCAATAATCTGAGATAACGCGGTCGGCTCCACATAATCTGTGAAAACCTTAGCTGTACTTACTGATCCTTTTACCTCAAACATTCTCTTACACTCCTTCTTTCTAAAATGTTTGCTTCCGATGAATGGAGTATTCTTTAACCGGAAGCAAATGTCAATAGATTTTTTAGATTATTTCCTATAAAATTCTCCCCTCCATCCTTCGGCCTTTACTGGCAGACCTTCCGCCCATTGAGGAAGTTTGCACATGATACTTTCAAATTCCTCGACAGACCCAAACCCTTTAAGAACTTCCGCAATGATCTCATCATGAACATGAAACACTACCGGATAATTAGCTTCTTCGAGATTGAACATCGCATTCACCATCAGATCTCTACAGAAAGCTTGTGTAACATTTTCTGAAAGTATGAGATGGTTAAGCGGCCTTCTCACAAATTGTTTTTCTGGCGTCAAGGTCATCGCCGTAACAAGCTTCTTGAACGCTGGCTTTTCTGGCGTAGACCATGCCATCTCCACATCTTCAAGTTTAGGCTCGAAGTAGAAGAGGAACCTGCCACTAGGGAGCTTCATAAGGAGGAATCTCTTATAGTATTGGAATGATACTCCACGATAAGAATAAATTCCGCCCTTATTCGTCATAGCCATGACAGCAGCTTCAACGAGTTTGTGCCAAAGCTTAACCGTCATTGGGTGGCCATCTCTCCATGCAGCAATAATCTTCTTTCCCTCCTCTTCATCAATGCCCATTCTATCGGCTCCAAAGCGAAGGAACGCGCCATAACCACCTCCGTATCCGCAAGCCAACGTAGCCGTCTTACCTACTTGACGCTGCTTCTTATCCACATCTTCATATTTCACTCCATAGATAGTCGTAGCTGCAACTTTATACGGGTCGAGGCCATCCCTAAAACCTTGAAGAACATACTCTTCGCCAGCGAGATATGCCAATGCTCGGGCTTCAATCCCACTATAGTCGGCACAGATAAAATCGTATCCTTTTCTAGCGTGAATCATTGCGCGAAGGCAATCGGAGGCAAGGACTTTAGGGTCTTTCCAATACTGCTGGATAAGATCTAAATCCCCGCTAGCTGCAAGTTCGATATCCATTTCACTGATATCATAATTATCCAAAGGCTTGGAACCTTCGGGTATATTCATATTATTTGTTGAAGGTCTAGTCAAATTTTGCGGTTGAATAAGAGCACCAGCAAATCTTCCCGTAGAGGCTCCATGATATATCATCGTTCCATGCGCCCTGCCATCATAGCACGAAGTACAGAGCATAGTCTGATATTTTGCCGTAGAAGACATGGCAATAGTCTGACGAATCTCAAGGAATCTACGAACATCGGAGGGGAGATCAGTCCGTTCAAGAAGGTCGGAGATAGCTTGCTTGCTTGCCGAATCAGTATCAACCCCACGAGATTGAAGCCATTCAATAATAGACTTGGAAGACTTCATGGTAGATACAGCACCATACGTAATCTCGGAAGCTTCCTCCGTCAAAATATCTTCTACTTTATTAACCATATCCATAATTTTGACCGCGTGAAACCTGTCAATTCCTACTCCACGGTCATTGATCGTCTGGTCGAGACGCCACACTTTAAGCTCCCGCTCAGGGATAGGAGGAAGCTCCGTAAAAAGAACTTCTTCCGCAACCACGTCCTGTCGACAATATTCAACATATCGTTTAAACATTGGCTCGTCACAAGGATAGACAATATATTGATGGTAGTTTTTAATGGTAGGAATGCCACCTTTTGAAAGCACGGCATAGACGTACTCTTGAGTAGCCTTAGCCTTTTCGGGGTCTGGGAATGCGGAAAGTTCGGCTTTACGGAACTTCCTAGGCTTTGACATTTTCATCATCAGCTTATGCCCTTCATTATCCTTCTGAGGGGCGTCTTTTCGCCAAACCTTTACCGCTTGTTCCAGTTTACGGGGAAGGTTGCACATAAGGGCCTGAGACATCGTGCATCGAATTTTCTCTAATGGCAATGGCTTAAACCAGAGAGGCTCCATCTTGAACTTCCAAATGGCTCTTTCGAAAGGGGCGTTATGTGCTGCAATCTCTTCACAATTATTAATAATATCCTGCAATTCATCGTCGCTCAATTCAGTATCAAGAAAATGCCTATATGCCGGAGCTACCCATACACGAGCCTCCTGTCCACATATACGGACGGCAAGCATCATCACCTCAGTATCAGGGTGCGCAGCATATGCGTAAGCTCCGCAAGTTTTAATATCTACAGGGGATCTTGTTTCAAAGTCAATTACGGATTTCATCATGCCTCCTTTATTAAAAAAGATACCAGAATTTTTAACAAACGCTGGTATCTTTTTTTTATTTATTTCGTTTCCATGTTTATGTGATTTAGATAAAGCGGCTGTATACTTTCGCCTTTCACCCTACGTTTCGCTGGATATGCCAATTGGCAGACTAGATATTTTTCATCCCACATCATACACCTCTTTTCCTTACACGGCGCATTCAAGAAAGGACAAATTTTTTCTACTACCCTGAAAGTTCCTTTTGCCATTATATCCTCCGTGCTTACAGAATTTCAATGCTTCCGGAACAAAAATCTCCACGGCCCCAATGAATAAGCGGCGTAGGAGGCAGCGGGTCGCCTACTGCATTAAGCTCAATATATTCCTCCATCAAAGAATCAATAAGAGCAAAAGCTTCATCAATATGAATCTTCGCATGTTCAAATTCTTCAAACACGTCGCTCGGCTTTTCTTCCATCTTAGGAATAGGGAGCCCGGAAATATTGAGGCTTTCATTATCCAAAGTAAACTCAATATTGACACCAGAACCAGCGCAGCAAGTAACCGCCGCCTTTTCCGCACGAAGACCCCGCAGAAGGGCCATACGAGCCTCATGAAGCTGATCCGACTTCTCCGTGACCTTTTCCCCGGTTTCCGCCGAACTTACCGTTACAATGCCGCTCATGGAGCATTCGTAGGAAGTATTCTCGGTAGTGACAGGTTTGGTGGGATCATTCTCCATGCGCCACCAGAACCACGTCAGGAACGTCTGGCTATAGACCATAAAATCAAGGTTTCTGGATTCCACGATTTCTTCGAGATTCTTGACATTCGGAATCCCGGCAACCAACTTGAACGATGCCCGGAACTTCTCAAAGACACTATTGGAAGTAGCGAAAAGATACCCTTCCCCCGTCTCGGGATTAAACATGACCGGATAGAAAGAAGGCTTGGCTTTTTCTTCATTGAGCAATTTGTTCTTCACAGTGACCTGAATGTCCTTACGTTCTTCACGGTTGGGCTTCTTTCCATGAGTTTCAGAGAAACGCTCAATCCGGTCAGAAATTTCACGCTTGAGAAGATTGGGATCTACCCGCTTAGTGTCAGTACGGAAAAAGAATGCAATAAACCCATTCGCCTTGATGTTGCCTTCGTGGAAATCAGAGCAGCCCCAACGGTCGTTAAGAGGACAGAAGCCTTGCATGGAATCCATCCCGGCTTCCCACTTCTCCTGAAAACGTGCGGCGTTAAGCCCATTGATGATAGTTTCAAGATTATCTTCAACTTCGGTGATAAAACGGATAACGGAAACTTTGGACTTGAGAATAGACATATTTTCTCTCCTTGTTGATGTTTTTTTACAACCTATTAAATTATGCTTTCCATGTCAAGAACTTTTTAGGAGGAAGGATACCCTTTTCCGTTCCAATGACGTATCGCATTGATTTCACTATCGGAAATAGGGCCTCTAGCATGGCACTTATTACATTTAACCTGATACAGATCTATTTTCCTGTATTTCTTTAATGACGACCGAATCAGAAGTTTTCCTCTACCTCCACAGTACAAACAGTTTGATATGGTCATGACGGTCTCTCAATATAAACGTAGAGTCCCCGCTCTTTGCTTTTTTAGCTCGGATGCGGGGACTTTTGTTATAGGGTTTTAGTTCTTCTCATTAATCTGGAGTCGGGAGGAAAGCTTCACACGAACACGTTTTCGTGCGGGCTTACGAACAATTTCTCCGGTAAGGTTCGAACGGAACTCACGAGGGGCCAAGTCTACGACCTTGAAAGTACAAAGCCGATGCAGCTTCACGCTACGCCCTGCTTTAAGATTGGCATAAATCACCTCGGTATACGCATTGATAACCTTTTCGATATCAGCACGGCGGAATCCGGTAATACGCATGACGGCATTCGTCAAGTCGCGGCGGCAAACATTGTTGGTCTTTTCATTCTCTGACATTATTTTATTTCCTTATTTTTTATTAGAACGGCAAATCATCGGAGGAAGAATCTTCCGAGCCACCGTAGGTTACATCGTTATTTTCTTCGGTGCCATAGAGTTCGCCAAGGTCGACGGGAGAGCTTCCGGCAAGACGCTGTCCTTCACCAGTCTTTACGACACCCTTGAGGGAAAGGAAGCATCCGGGTTCAGTGCCGGGCCTGTCATTATAGTAAACGTCCATGATGACATCGGCGATACAACCAGCGTAAAGTTCCTTTTCGATTTCTTCTTTCGATTCGAGCTTCCGATAAGTCGTGGGGCCAGTCTTTACGCCCAGAGCAATAGGATACTTGTTTTTGACGCTCATGAAAACAATATCGTCGCAATCGCCGCTCGGCTTATACTTGCCGTCTCGAAGAGGGAAACCATCCTTGCCTTGCTTCGACAGATACGTATCAAAAAAGCCGGGCTCACGAAAATCAACTTTCCACTTCTTCTTATCCGGGCCAGCACCCTCGGTATAAACTTCCTCAAGCACGGAGCGCACTTTCTTAATCGTGTCTACGTCGCTCTTGGGAATGCGCGCTTCAATGCTATACTGGGGGTCTTTGTTCTTATCATTGGGATTGACTACGGGCGCAGAAAGATGAGGATAAGAAATAGAAGCCTTGAAAATAACGCGCTTAGTAACTCTTGCCATTTTAGTTTTCCTCTTGTTGCGAATAAAATTCGTCGATAGATGTTAATGGATTTACGGATTTACGTTTATCGTTTTCTGGTTTTAATTCCGTACCGGATTCCGGTCTAAATGAGTAGAGATCAATTTCCTCTCCTGTCAAAATACCTTCTAATTTAGAAGGCGATTTTAACTTTCTCTCCTCAAAAATTTCATCTCCATACTTCAAACTTAGCTCTTGGGCGGTGAGCGCATTGTCCCTCCAAACTCGTCTCGATTTTCTTTTTTTAACTAGCTTAAACCCCGGAACTAATCTTCCCGCGACAGCGTCTTCATAAGCTGATTTTGCCACCGCTTCGATCCAAGGTGCGTACACAATCGATAGATGCAATATACGAGACTTTTCTTCACTTGTCAAGTGTCTTGGGTCTGGAAGTTCAATATTTTTTTTCTTTTCTTCTATATAATTGTTATAATTTACTAAATATCCAAGATCTTTTTCGATCTGAGGACAAACTCCAAAGGCCGGGCACCATTTACAATGATCTCCTGATGAAAATTCGGCATCAGGATCTTCTGTCTTTTCTGCCGCAGGGCGTAACTCCGTTTCAGCCCAGAGATAGAGATCATCGATCTTTAGACTATACGAACTTACTCCAAAACAATCGTTTCTCGGCTGGACAATAACCATTACTACTTCATCAAAGTCGTCATTCGATAATGGCTCTCCTACAATACCCAAAGCGTAGTATTTCATTTGAGAATTGTCAACGGCTGTTACTGGCGTGCTCTTTCCATATTTTAGGTCGAATACATATAGTCTCCTATTCTTATAATCTTTGTAATTACAGTCGCATGTACCGAACATCCCTTCCTTTATCCAAGTAAGAGCGAATTTTTCCTCGACGGACAGCTTCTTGCTATCCCCTTTCTCAAACTTTTCAAAATGGGCATTTTCGGTGTCGATTTGAACAAGGTCGCCATTCTCGTCCATCCACAATTTTTGATTATGAACTACGTAAAGAATGTGACCTACGTAAAGAGAGACGCTTTTTATCATCTCTTCTTCTATCTCAAAGGAATCTCCCTTTACGTAGATCTTTTTTCCTTTCTTACATGCGGGATACATCTCATTTTTAAGGCAGAACTCTGCGAGAGCATGGGCCGCCGTGCCCTCTTTTGCTGCGGGGCTGCCTTCGTTTTTGAGCCCAACGCTCATCCTGACGGAAGCGGGACACGCCATCCATCTTTCTGAGGAAGAAGCTCCTATCCTGCTATGTTTTCCCAATATACTTACCTTTCATTTTTTTATTCATTGGTTGAATTGTGGTCTTCTCGCAAAAGATCTATGTGATTATGAAGTTTCGTCACAATCGTATTGTAATATTTCTCCTCAACTTCAATGACTTTGCGAGTTACACCCGTCACATTTTGAAGAATATCGGCAAGCATTCTATGGGACGTATCAAGATCTCTGCCAGTCCGCATTACCCGACTGCAATACCGCTTGCACTCATCCAGAAATTCTGCGGGAGTATAATTTCTTTCGGGCTCTTCCTCAAACTTGAGCGGAGCGGAAGGAACATCCTCATAGCCCTCTTCTTCGGGGGCACAGCTTTTCTCGCCGTTATATTCTTCCTGCCCGGTCTTCTGCAAAATAGTCGCCGCAGGGTCTTCCATGACGGGAGGAACATCGTCATTTTCGATAATTTCGGGTTCAGGTTCTTTGGTGGTTTCTTCGACAGTGTTATCGGAATCTTCTACGAGCTTCTTCAATGTGGCAAGACGTGCACGAGGAGAGAACTCGATGCCGCGTTCGGTAAGAATAGACTTCAAATGCTCACGTTCTTCGTCACTATTCGTAGGCTTGTTTTCTACGTCAGGTGCCTCTTCTTCATTTTCAACGGGCTTATCTTCGATGGAAGACGTGTTCTTTTCATCTTTCGTATCAATCTTTTCTACCACTGATTCGTGTTTATGTGGCTCGGAAGAAATAGGCGATTCTACTGCTTCATTAAATCCGGACTTCATTCCTCCAAGACGCAAGAAAAACTCGGCAACCGCTTCGGGGGAACCTTCCACATTTACTCGGATATTATCAGATGCCCACATTAAGTTCTATCTCCTTTAATTATTTATTAAAAAAATTTTCAAAAATAAGGTCTGCAAACTCCGATTCCGACATACTTTTTATAAGAATAGCTAAAGACTTTCTTTCCTCCACAGGAATATTTTCCAAAGAATCTAAAATTTCAGGGATAAGAACTTCTTTCACATAAACGGAAATTATGGCTAGTTTACTCGGATCTCTGAAAATAAGTTCTTCCTTATTTCGCATGGCATAGGAACCAATTTCTCTTTCAAGGCCCATAAATTTTGCGCCATGCAAAACCAATCTTTCATATTCGGAGCTTTCTTGACATTTAATAAGTTTAACGTACTTTTTAATAAGAGGAAGATATGACCTGCCATGACAATCTTCTTCTTTCACTAATGCAAACCCCAATTCCCTACGAGCTTTCAAAGAAATCTCTTCCATAAAACATGAATTTCCATCAAGAACAGAGGTTAGGATATCACGAAATTCACCTAGCTCCACACCTACGATACTATCAAAATTAAGCTTCATATTATCCCTATTTATTAATTTAAAATTTTATCTGCAATTTCCTGTTTATGAATAAGCATGGAACAAAGTTCTTTGTCAAGGGATTTTTCTAAGACTAAATGCTGAACAAGCACATAATCCGCTGTAGCCCCTATTCGTACACAACGATCCTCAGCTTGACTCATAAGACCGGGCACAAATGCCAATTCTACAAATATCACTATTGAGCTTTTTGTCAAGGTGTATCCGACACCAGCAGCTTGGATATTTCCGATAAAAAGATGCACATTATCGTTTTCTTGAAATGAATCAACACTTTCCTGCTTTTGTTTGTCCGACATTCCTCCTATAACTTTTACGGGATTGTACTCTTTAAGCTCGTCAGTTAGTAAATCAACAACAGCCCTATGATGCGCGAAAACGACGACTTTGTCAACCCCCTCAAGCAAATCTTTTAAATATTCTACACAAAATGGTATTTTGCTCAATGCAACTTCCTTGCGCTTTGCCGCCATCTCGGTAAACGCGACTCCCTCACCAAACTCCATCTGGCGCACGCATTCTTCGTATCCATAAAGATCACATAATTTAGCCCATCGTTTGGCTTCTTCTTTGATAGCGGCCTTACAATCTTTCGTCTCCAAAGGTATTTCGATAACTTGTCTTCTTTTCTTGGGAAGCTGCGGAAGCACATCTGATTTCAATCTTCGAATCATCATCGATCCACGGAGCTTCTCAGATAAGGATGGAAGATTGCTAGCTCCACTCATATTGAGTACGGATTTTTTTACCGCATGTCCTTTTTGCTTATCATATACGTATATATCTTCATAATGCGCGGAACAATACTCGAATGCAAACGCGAATTTATTAGGCCATCTTTTTTCGTCAAGACAGTTCAGAAGCGGGAATAATTCTATGGGCCTATTCACCAAAGGAGTTCCGGTCATCAAGACTTTCCGAAATGCTTTTTTTGCGAGATGAAGCGATTGAATAGTCCTTTTCGCTTCGTCATTTTTGCAGTTATGAGCTTCGTCAATAGCCACAACATCGTATTTTCTCTTGTCGAGGAAAGGAAATACGTTCGGCCTCCATACACTCGAAAAGCTTACGATATGCGCGAAAGCCTCATCGTCTTTAGGGTCCAAAGTTACTTTACGGGATTTATCGACAAGCCATTTATCCAATTCCCTTTTCCAATTCAGCCGGAGGGATGATGGACATATAATCAAAGCTCTCTTTATTTCCGGAAGGCTGTTCAGATATCCGGCAATCTGAATGGTTTTCCCCGTTCCCGGTTCATCAGCAAGTAAGACTCCGGGGTTCCTCATCATATATTCTATACCTGCCAACTGATAATCTAAATACTGCAAACCTTCATTAGATGGTACGGAAAATCCTTTCGACGGAGCTGTGGCCCAAGAAAAATCCCATTTTTCTGAAAAACTCTCAAGAATGCTTCTAGTCCTGTAATCGTGAGAACTTTCTATAAATTCCTTCGCAATCCTGAATAGCTTTGTCTCGAACCAATCTTCTTCCTTATTATATGTTACGTGTTTCATTTTACTAAGGGCACTCCGTTCTTCCTGTGTATGTGCCCGTATTTGAAAAAGTTTTCCGTTATACCTCAACCTCATAATTCCCTCCAAATCTGTGATTTTTTCAAAGTAACCTATCCAACCAAAAAATTCAAGACTTTTCCCTTGACAAAAACTTCTTCGTGAAATAGTATGGGAAAAAATTGAGGAGGATGAATTATGGATTATCATTGGGCAGATATATCGACACTCGAACAAGAAAGATATCTCCTTTGTACGAAAAGCGTAATAGACCCGGGCGCAACTGTTTTTAAAGATGACAAAGGAAATTGGGGATTTACAGCATTTGGTAGGACATTTCTGTCGAGTTCAAGATATGTAACTAAATACAGAGCGATGCAAAATTGCGAAAAACTTATCCGCTCGGAGTTAAAGTCTCTTTTAGATGAACTTACTCCAACGGAAAATGTCTCTATCGATGATGAAGAGAATCCATATCTCTCTACTATCGAAAAACTGAAATCTATGTTTCATATGTAAGGAGAACACAGATGGAAACTATTATGACACTTTTGTATGGTGGCCTGATTTCTTTTGCTACGGTCATCATTTGTGTTTTTATCATCCCTGTACCTAATAAAGAAAAACTCGAAAAAGAATGGGAAGAGGAGGCTCTTAAAAATGGATTCAAAAATTGGAACGTGTAAGTGCGCCTATGTGGATATTCCTGAAAATGAAAATAGGCTTGTTGTACGATGCGTAAGATTTGTTTACAAAAATCCTGAAAATGAAGATGAAGTAATCGCGCCTATCACTTCTGGCGAGGTATGCTCCGTTTGTAAAGAATATGAGCCTTTCATTGAAGATACTGAAAATACCGATGATTCCGAAATTGAATTTGAAACACTTTAATAGGATACTTCATGATTATAAAAGACCTGTGGCATTGCCCTGAAAAATACGATGTCATTTACGCAGACCCGCCTTGGAGCTATTCCAATAAAGGTCTTAATGGCTCGGCAGAAAAACATTATTCTACTATGAACATAAAAGATATTGGGGAGCTTCCCGTAGAATCCATTAGTAAAGACAACTGTGTGCTTTTCATGTGGATGACATATCCATTAATCAAGGAAGGTCTTTGGTTGATGGAAAAATGGGGATTCAAATATAAGACAATCGGTTTTCAGTGGATTAAGCTGAACCGCATTAACAAAAAGCCTTTCTTCGGATTGGGCAATTGGACTCGCGGAAATTCGGAGCCTTGCTTTATAGGAGTGAAAGGCAAGATGGCTCGGAATTGCGCTGGAGTACATCAAGTCATAATGTCTGAGATTGAGAAACACTCTAAAAAACCAGATGAAGCCCGCCAAAGGATAGAACAGCTTGTCGGCCCGGATTGTAGGAAAATAGAGTTGTTCGCTAGACAGGAATACAATGGTTGGGATTGTTGGGGAAATGAAATCTAATAAGCAAAGGTAATATTATGGAATTTATGTTTTCCACAAAATGGTTCTTCGACATATTGTTCATATGCTCGGCGGTGATTTGGGGATTTCTCATTCATGCGCTTTCTTTTCATCTTGCATATGATGAAGAATACGACACTGAGGAAACAAAAAATATTGTATTTTACATTATGGTTTGCACTTGCTTTTTTATCCCCTATCAGGCGGGGCAAATCGCTCTGTATCTTATAAAATAATAATAAAAAAAGGAAATAAAGTATGTGGTTGTTCAATTCTAAAGATTCATCAGATTTATACAAACAAGTAGAAGACCTCAAACGTACTAATTCAGCATTGGAAGCAAAACTTAAAAGTAAAGAAGTTGCCCTCAATTCCGCTTTTACGGAAAATCAAAAAATGCGTCAAGACCTCGATAATCTTAAAATGTGGATTAATGAAGCCTGTTCTGTACTTCTTACTGTAAAGAAAAAACTTAATATCGAAGAATAACTTAAATTTTTCTATTGACTCCCCACAAAATCCGATCTATCATTCTTGGGTATTTCGGATTTTGTGTGTTTTAAATAGGATGTTTTTCAAAGTATTTTTTTTTCAAAGGAGGTTTTATACATGGGAGTCATCCTAACTCCTCATCAAAATGAGGCAATTGAAAAAATCATTCGGCATAAAAAGGATTGGGAGCCCTTTATGCTAGGGGGCTGTGCGGGTACAGGCAAGACTACGCTGCTTTACGCCTTGGCTGAATACTATAAAGATGAATTGATCATGCTCGCTCCTACGGGAAAAGCCTGTCAAGTACTTTCTCGAAAAATGCCAGCGGGGACGCTCATAAAGACGGTGCATTCTGCGCTCTATTCCGTTAGAGAAATCAGCGATGAAGAACTGGAGGAAGCAAGAAAAATAGCTGATGAGTCCGGTGAAGACCAAGACATCGTAAGATACACGTATTTGCTGGAGGCAAAAAATAATTTAGGCATAGAGTTCACATATTCTCCGTGCCCGGAACTCTTTTCGAGGGTTGTTGTCATTGACGAATCCTCCATGTTGGGGTATAAAGAGTTTAAGGCCCTGAAACAGATCTGCAAGAAACTCATTCTTGTTGGGGACCCTTTCCAACTGCAACCTGTAAAATCCGCTCAAGTCCTTCCTTCCAATCCCTCGGATTTCGATGCGTTCCTGTCGGAGGTGCATCGTGCCGCATTGGAATCCCCGATTACTCGTCTAGCCACGGAAATTCGTATGGGAGGCTTCCAAGGATGGGAATATTGGAAAAACGAAGGAATAGGATTCTCCTATGGGTTGCCTAAAGAAGAGTATACTATCGCGGATCAGGTCATTACGGGCCAGAACTCTACCAGAATGAAGCTCAATCGTTGGCTTCGTGAAGAAAAAAATCAGGTATTTCCGGTTGTTGGCGATAAAATAATCGTCAAGCAGAATATCCGGGAATCTGTTTCAAAAAAATATAATAAGCTGATATTGGTCAATGGAGATATCGGAAGTGTTGTAGGATCTCACGAAAGTCAAAATAAAATTACTTTATATTTTGACTATAAGGAAGATGGAGACACGCATCACACTATAAAAGTGAATGATTCCCTTCTTCGGGCGGCATTTGAACTTCCTGAAAGCAATAAGCCGAAGTGGGGGTCTATCGTCGTCGACTTTGCCTATGCAATTACCGCACACGCATCTCAAGGAAGCGAATGGCCTTACGTTATTATATTTGATGATGAAATGAGAAAAAACGATATTCAAAACAGAAAGCACTGGATGTATACGTCGATTACTCGGGCAAAAGAAAAAGTGCATATCGTAAAGCCTAGAAATAAATAGAAAATAAGGAGATGAGGGTGGCATATATGCAACGCTTTGTATATTGGAAAGTTGAAGAAAGGGAAAGCGCTTGGAAGATTTGTAAAATCGACAAAGTGCCGAATATCGCTATGTTCTCTACGTCAATGTCTTTTGAAACGGAGCCCAATTATAAGGATGAAAATAAGGATATCCTTAATTTGGCTGTAGTACGATATGGGGATTTGACTCTCGATTTCGACTCAAAAGATGCTGAGGAGAGCCGTATCGATACAGTAAATGCTTTGAATAAATTGGTTCTTTTGGGATTGGATTCGGAGTCTCTTAAAATTTATTATTCGGGGCAGAAGGGTTTTCATATCGTCGTTCCTGCGGAGGCTTTTGGCGCGGAAAATGGGCATCGCGTCCTTCCTTGGATTTACAAAGAAGTGTGCCTTGAACTTTTCCCTAGCGAGGAAGGCTATAAGACTCTCGACTATTCCATGTTCGCTATGAAGCGTGGAAAGATGTTCCGAATTGCGAATAGGCTTCGTTCCAACGGCAGATACAAAATTCGTATTAGCGCGGACGAGCTTATCAATAATACCATCGAATATTTCCAGAGCAAAGCTCTATCGCCTCAACCTGACGAACAAGCGAAGAAACCCGCCAGAATTGACTATCTGAGCGATCTTTTCCGTAGATGTGAAGCGAATGTCGTAGGGGCCATCAAAGCCCGCTCAGAAAGGAAGCAAGCCCCGCTTAATATTAAGGACAAGGAAATCGTTCCTTGCCTAAAGGCGATTCTTGGACTTACAAAGAAAGCTGGAGACTATTCCTTCAATCAGATGTGCTTCTCCGCCATTGTCCCCGCTCTCAGATCTGCGGGATTCACAAAGCCGGAAGCCATTAACCATCCTCTCGTAGTCGACTTTCTCGAAAACTTCGAAGAGTCTCAAGGTTATACTTCGGCTATGGACAGGACGCACCATCTTGAAAGCGTGTGGGATACTGACGAGAAATCCCCGTGCGATTTCGGTTGCGGAGCGATGATTACGATTCTGGGAAAAGAGCGTTCGAGGGTCTGTGGAAGCTGCCCAATCTATGCCGAACGCATGTTTGAGATGATTATGAAAGACTATGGAACGGAAGAACCTAAAACCGAGAACAAGGAATCCCCGACCAGTGTAGAGGATAATCCTTTCGGAAATTCGGAGGATTCATCATCCGATATTGTTAAAAACGCCGAAAAGGAAGAAGATTCCGATCAGGACTACGTACATCCTCTGATCAAGAAAATGAATGGCCTTTTCGCTTTTACTTTTATCGGAGGGAAATCGGCAATCATTTACGAAGATCCTGACGGGGAATCCAAATTCCTTACTCCTAGGGCCGCCGAAGAGTTCTCCGCAAATCTTCCCGCATTCGAGTTTCTTGATGCAAAAGGAAACGTGAAGCAAAAGCCCCTCTTCAAAGCGTGGATGGAAAGCAAGAACCGCCGTCAATACCGTGGGGTTGAATTTGCTCCGCAGGGGGCTCCAAAAGGCTATTACAATCTCTGGCGTGGATTTAAATACGCAAACTCGGAGATGGGAATTGCCGAGGCCACTGAACGCTGCAAATTGTTTAGGAGCCATGTCAATGAAGTAATCTGTGATGGTAATGAAGACCACCAACGGTATATGTGGGCTTGGCTTGCACATATGGTCCAAAAGCCGGAGGATAAGCCCGGCGTAGCCGTTGTGCTTCGTGGTGAGGAAGGTACTGGTAAAGGCTCTTTCGTATCCCCGTTCATGAGCATGTTGGGTAAGCACGGCCTGTCCGTAGCGAATAGGCAGCATTACTTTTCTAACTTCAACGGAGCCACCGAAGGGAAAGTCCTTATCTATCTCGACGAAGCTGTCTGGGCCGGAAGCAAACAGGACGAAAGCATTCTGAAATCACAGATCACGGAACGTACTCAGGTGATCGAAAGGAAAGGCTTCGAATCATACTCTGTGCATTCCTGCTCCCGGTTCATCATGTCTTCTAACGAGGACTGGGTTATCCCCGCAGGTAAGGACGCCCGCAGATTCTTTGTTCTCGATGTGTCCTCGAAGCATAAGCAGGACACTCAAGGATACTTCAAAGACCTTAATGAGGAATTTGAGAATGGCGGTGACGAGGCCCTTTACGTCTATCTGAAACATTATGACTTTAGCGGAGTGAATATCCGAGAGGCTCCCCAGACGAAGGCTCTCATGGAACAGAAACTCCTTTCTTTGAATAGCGTACAGCAATGGTGGTATGATGTCATTTCTGATGGAGTATATCCTCGGGCAGAAATTGAAGATGAAAGAGCCTCGAAGCTATTTGAAAATTCAGAAAATAGAAACTGGCCCACCTACTTGTCGATGACTGATGCTCATGATAAGTTCACCCAGAAGATGGTTAGGACTCGCGCAAGCTCTTACAACATTGTGTCTCTTAAAAAATTCAGGATTGAAACAAAGAGAATCTTTAGTCTGGATGACTCCCACCGAAAAGTTATCACCGTTTCGGACAGGACTGATAGGATGCGAGTCTGGGATTTCCCCTCCAAAGAAAAATGCGTCGAATTATTCTGCGAGTATCTTAATATCCCAAAAACTGAATTTGAAGAATTGAATATGGATTAATCCAAACCTAAAACCTAAACTCGGACGAAAAGAAGATCCGAATCTCATTTGCCGATCTGTCGGGCTCCGAGATTCGGATCTTCTTTTCGTCTTTTGATCCGTTTAAAAGAGTTTTGGTTTCTTTTAAACCGGAAAACTTTCCGAATTAAAACTAAAAGAAACCCAAAATAAAAAAGTCAATTAAATCGGTCGATAAGAAATTCCGGCTTTTAAAAGAGTTTTAAACGGAAACTTTACGAATTAAACCGTAAATAAAAAGTCGAGTTATTTCAACTACAAAGAAATTCTTAGAGTTACACTTTAAGTTTTTAGCTTTCCCACAGATTGGGAGAGGAGCTTCGAAAAATGGGATTTTAACAGGTGTGTGATCGGTTGAAGTGATCACAAACGGTTTAACTGATCACAAACTGATCACATTTTTTATTTTATTATTTCAATTACTTATATCTATATTTTTATTTTGTGATCATGTGATCAGTATAAATAGAAAGTCTATGTAAGAAAAAATGTTCCTTTCTTTCCATGTTGCATATATGCAACACTATACCCCTCCCCCATAGATCACATATAAAGAAACTTTGGGACACCCCTGAGCTGTGTCAACTGATCACAAAATTGCAACTCATTAATATGGTTTATCTTTTTTCGAAAAATGTGATCAGTTGTGATCAGTTGAATTTTTTTAAATAAAAATTTCAAGAGTTTATAGCCTTCGTCCTGATCACACCACATAGTGATCACAGGCTCCAACTGATCCCACACACTCCATCCTTGACTTCCTTCGACTCTTCTGCTACACACATTGGATAATCAAAAAACCTACACAGTATAAAATGTTACACAGGAGTAAATATCCGATGGCTAAATCAAAATTCGATAAACCGTATTTCATCGGCATCGACCCCGGAAAAACTGGTGCCGTAGCTATAATCTCTGACGATGGATCATTTTGTTCAATCTGCGATTTTACGAATCACCCAATCTCATTTCTTCGTAAGTTCAATAAACACGTCAATCACGCCTACATTGAGAAAGTCCACGCCATGCCGAAACAGGGAGTAGTTTCCACGTTTTCCTTCGGAGAGAATTTTGGGACTTGGCAAGGTATCCTGCGGACGCTCGAAATTCCGTATTCTCTTGTCCCTCCTCAGTACTGGCAACGCGAGCTTAATCTCGTCAAAATCGACAAGAAAGACAAACCGTCGCTCCCGATGGCCCGAGAGATGTTCCCTGACGCCCCTCTTCATTTAAAGAAACACCACAATCGTTCTGATGCCCTGCTTCTTGCTTACGTAGCCCTGCAAGATTATAAGAAAAATCAATTAAAGAACGTTATCCTGACTACCGAAGACTATCTGAATGATTTGGTCTAATATACGTAAGACTATGAAATTATAAAAGTTCCTATACAAATCGTTTTTAAGGCCCCATTTTAACCTCACACGAACAAATACTCACGAAACACATTTCAAGCTCTAAAAAGGCCATTCTAGCCTCCGTATCATCCATAATCTCTTCTTTTATTTGGTTACGTTCCCGCGTAGCATACACGCTATCGGAGCTATACCCGGATATTCCTTCTGGAATATTTCTTCGGAGATATTCCCTAGAGTCAGAAACAAGTATTTTTTTTTTCGTAAAAAAGTTGTTGACACTCTACGAATATCCGGGTATTCTGCGTTTGTTGGAAACATTGAAAGGAGGTAAATAAATGATCGTATGGCATGTGACCACGGCGAAGAAACTTAATCGATACAGAAGCTCCGGAGGCATTCTCCCTCCTGTACGGGCATGGGAGAGCTTGCCTTCGGCGGAACGTTTTTCAAAGCAGACGGGGCGCAAAGTTATTTTGAGGCTTAAATTTCCGGATACAGCGGAGAGACTTCCGGGCCATCGTGGAGAAGCCTTCGTCCTGTATGAAAAGTACAGGCTTACGAGTGTGTAGTGAAATGGGGGTTCATATGAGCACAAGAAGATGTCCTCATTGTGCTAATGCCGCAACTGCCAAGAAGGTTCTAATCGACTCTTTTGTTGGTCCATACGAAATGTGGCATGTGACTTGCAATAGCATTTTCTGTAATAAAAAGTCGGATCTTTTCAAAACAAAGGAAGCCGCCGAAGCTGATTGGGACGCTAAATTTCCGATTAAAGACCTATACAACAAAGAAAGCTATAGATTTCAACTTAAAGATAGCGAAAAGGAGTGGTTGGAAAACAGAAAAGACGTATGTTTTAGGTGCGGAAGGGATAAAAAGACCGAGTGTATTTATAGATTCTGTTATTACGCTCAATGCGTGGGTGAAAATTATCCTATGACCCCAAAACGATACGCTCTGTCTGGTTTTAGTCAAGATGTAGCTGAATTTGAGGCAAGGGTAGCTCTTTTGCTGGCGAAAGTTTGCGAAATGAATATCATGCCGTGCGAAATGATTGGCGAGGGTTGTATAGAGATAGGCCCATTAAGATATAAATGCGTGCAATGTCGCCTTAAACATGCAAGAATTACGGTCGAGCAAGAAATGGAGGAAGAATCATGAACGAGGTGGAATTGCTTTTTCATCAGGTGAAGCTTGGAGAATCGTCTAAGAAAACGCTTGAGAAATTAGCGCAAGAACTGTTGGATAAACATAATGAAGTTTATCCTAGCGATAAATTACAGATAAGTTTTTGGGATGAAGGGCACCCCGTTGAATTGAAAAGTGGAGAACGCTTTAATGTCGTAATAAGTGCACGAAGCGCCTACAATGATTTGCCAACTTATATCTACTGTTCCACACAGGAACTTGATAACCCTTATATTTATTATGATCGTATAAATGAAGAAAAGGAGAATCGTAAACGAGACGATACATATAAGGAAGATCTTGCCATGTACATGAAGCTCAAAGCAAAATTGGGACTTTAAAAAAATGGAGATACATATGACCAGAATATCTTGCGAAGAAATAATCGATTTGTTTCGTCAACGCGAAGAAATCGAGGAAAAGATTCAAGATCTTGCGTTGGTTATCGTCGCTGCGGAAAGCGAAGCGTGTAACAAAAAATTGAAATTGAGTAGTTACTCAGGTGATGATATCGTTGAGCTTGTAGAATATAGAGGGAAACAAACGGTTCGTATCGTGGCATATGATGAATATGATGAGAGGGAATCTCTTAAATGCAGTATTGAGGAATTTGCTAATCCTCTCTTGTATTATAGCCGAAGATATAACGCGCAAAAGCAATGGGATCTTCGGCGTCAAGAATCTGAGAGAAAGGAAGATCTTGCTCAGTATGAACGACTTAAAGCAAAACTAGGTCTGTAGGAAAAGGAGGAATATCCGAATGGACGTGCATAAATTTCTTGAAAAATTGGAGCATCTTGCGAAATACGCTACTCCGGGGCCGTGGAGTGAAAGCAAGCAAGGAACTAATGAAACATATCATCATCGTATCGAACGGTATTATGGTGGTAAGGAGACCCCCGAGCACATAGCATATGTCGTCTTGCCGAATGTTTTTGGGAACGTAGACGACGCTGCTTATATTGTCGCCGCGTGTAATGCAGTTCCGCGATTGGTGGAGATGGTAAAATACTTATCCGAAGAGTCAAGAGTAGAAACAAATGGTACTAATACTTGGAGGATAAGAAAATCGCAAGACATCCTTCAAGAGGCATATGAAGCCACTGACCCAAAAAGAAATCTTGAATCCGAAGAACCTTCCAATACTTTGACATGGACAAATGAAATTCCGAAGGTTCCCGGATTTTATTGGATGAGGAGCAGTCTCTTCCCAGAGCCTCATATTATGAATTTTAGTATTGAGGTGGTCCCCCTGTGTGCTGATGACCTTCTTCCGGATTTAGAGTTTGCTGGCCCTATCCCTGAACCAACAGAATCGAGATAGCTACTTATGGAAGTATTGCCCGAGGACTGTTATAAAGGGATTACTATTCCGGAAGGAATGACTGACCAAGATATGTTGAAAATGTTTCGTGACGGATTTTATACTGAATTTGTTAAAAACAGATGTAAAGGAGGATCTATGTATACTTTAGGAAATGAGATTATTAATGAATATAAAGTAGAAGACAACCGTGAGATTACCAATGGGGAAAGGAAAGTCAGTGAGGTTATCCATCAGGCTATATTGCGATGCTTCTCTGGGAAAGGAAAGGAGCGTCATAACATAGAAGGAACTGTAGACTTCATGGATCAGCCTCTTATGGAAATCTCCCGCAGAACTGGCATTGGTGGGCCTCTCTACCAAGTCCATAAGAAGGCATACGAAGCTCATGATATGGTTCGCAAAGGCGATTCTGAACGTGCCAGAAACGAGCTTCTTGATATCATCATCTATACCGCAGCAACCGTTCTTCTTCTCGACGAACAAAAGGAGTGTAAGTAATATGAATTTTCTTAAATTTCCGTCTATCGAGAACTTATATAATTTCTCATCGAACGTATTGTGGTCTTTGAATACTGATAGGTCTACATCTTGGGTCGTAACCGAAAAGATTGATGGTACGAATATCCAGATTGGCAAAGATGAAAATGGAAAAGTATTCTTTGGTAGAAGGAATGATATACTCCCTGTTGGGTCATCTTTCTATAATTTCTTCAATAATGTTCATAAAGTTGAAGCGGTTATTGAGAGTCTCAAACCGGGTCAGGTAGTTTATGGAGAATACTTTGGCCCAAAGGTAATTAACCGAATCTATTACGGGAATGACTATAATTTTAGATTTTTCTCTATGCGCGTCGGAACATTGTTCCTTCCATTCAAGGATCTTAAAACTCATTTTGATAATAATGGTATTGAACAATTTCTAGTTCCTATTATTGGCATATATGACACATTGAAAGAGGCTCTTGAAGTTCCGAATAATTTAGTAACTAGATTCAGAGATGAAAAGCACAATGACGAGATGGAGGGAGTGGTTATTGAACCTTTTGATCAAGCCGTTTGTATTGATCAAGATGGAACTTTATTGAAAATCAAGAATAAAAACGGTGCCTTTCTTGAAAAAACCAAATCAAAATCGCAGAAGAATCTTGATTCGGATAATATTACTGATAATATAGTTGCATTTAAGGATGAGTTCGACACGCTTATCAATATAAACCGTATGTTTTCCGTATTCTCCAAAGAAGGCAAGCCGAAGGACAATACCGAGGCTGGAAAATATATCCGGTGGATGGCAGATGATGCCTTTGAGGAATTTAAGCAAGGTAAAGAGTACGAATTGAGCCTTCTGAGTCAGAAACAGATGCGTTACATTACGAGCGTCGGCAAGAAGGGCTACCAAATCTTTTGTGAAACCCTGAATCATGAAAAGGAGCGCGAATTCTAATGAGTATTCAGCATTATTTGACCGATGAATTTGTGGAAGACCTTGTAAAAGACATTTCCGCTAACATGGATTACGTCGACGGGGTGAATATCCTGAATAAAATCGTCGAAAATATGTATAAAATCTCAAAGAAATTTGTTTTTCAAACGGGTAATGTTTTTGCAATGGGGGAAGTATATAAAGTTTTGGATGAAGCCGACAAGATGATTAAAAATCTGGAAAATCCAGATGATATGACGCCAGAAATCCAAGAAAAACTATTCTTCGCCGCGTCGCTTACCCTGATGATTGCTCAAAAAGAACTCCAAATTAGTCCAGAATAATCATTAATAAAAAAGAGCATCTAAATTATGGATGCTCTTTTTTATTACAAAATTGTAAAATTATTGGAATGGATACTTGACAAAATTGTAAAATTGATTTACGCTATTTCCTAAAAAATAAACAGGAGAAAATGTATGCGTAAATTTTCTAAGCGTTCATTGAACAATCTCGAAGGTGTGCATCCGAAGCTCCGTGCCGTTGTAGAAGCCGCGTTACAGCGAAGCGAAGTCGATTTCACGGTAGTTGAGGGGCTGCGCACGTATGAAAGACAGGTTCAGTTGAAGAAAGATGGGTTCTCAAAGACCTTGAAGTCCTACCATCTGAAACAGTCAGACGGGTATGGGCACGCTGTCGACCTGTATCCTTACTACAACGGGTCTGTGCAGGTTGAACCTGATAAGGAAAAGTGGTTGATGATTAATAAGGCCATGATGGAATGCGCGGAAGAACTTGGTGTGAATCTTACGTGGGGCGGAAATTGGAAGACTATCGTTGACCAGCCTCATTATCAGATTGAGTTTTAACAGGTAACAAAAAATTCATAGGAGAGGGAAGGATGAAGGAAAAACTATGGATTTTGATTGGAAAAGTGTCGTTGGAACCGTTGCTCCAACAATCGCTACCGCTCTTGGTGGCCCTCTTGCTGGAGTTGCAGTATCATCATTAGCAGCGGCATTCGGGCTTTCCTCGGACGCTGACGAAAAGCAAGTAGCTCAATGTGTGCAGAAAGCATCTTTCGAGCAACTCGCAGAATTAAAAAAGGTCGATTCCGACTTTAAGGCAAAGTTAGCTGAGTTGGAGGTGGACCTTGTTCGTATTTCTGCTGATGACAGAAAGGACGCTCGCCAACGTGAAATAGACGCTGACGACTCTTCGACGCCGAAACTTCTTGCCATCATAAACGTGATTGGCAACCTTGCCGTTTCTGCCGCGATATTTTATGCTATGGCCTTGTATATGAATGGAACTCTCTCAGACATAAAAGTTCCTGAGTTTCTTGTCGCTCTGATTGGTGGTGTTGTGTCGAATATCTATTCTAGCTCGAAACAAGTGATGGAATATTACTTCGGATCGTCTAATTCATCAAATTCGCAGAATAGACTTTTGTACCATTCCTCTTCGATGGGAAGCACTTCAAAAAAGTAGGAAGATCATGGCGGACAATACGCAGCAATCGGCACCACCTAATCTCGGGTGCCTAGCTTGCCACACTATGACGAACGAGGAAACAATACGGCATATTCTTACTCTTGCTCACCGTATTGATGAACGTACTGGAAACCAAAGCATGTTGATTGAAGAAATGCGTAAAAAGCTCGATAAAATCGACATTGACAACATCACGGAAATGAAAGAAACTCTTAAACGACATGATAGACAAATTTCGATCTGGAAAGGCGCGTTAGGCATCTTATCCGCTGCATTCACGATATTCGTTACATGGTTTATCAACGTGTACAAGTAACAAAAGAAGGCCCCTAAAACATATTGAATTGTTTTAGGGGCCTTCGCTTTCGTGGTTTTTATTGCGATGGAGATGTTCGCAGCACCTTTATCCATCTGTAAAGATTACGGGGAATGACTTATGGAACCACGAAATTTATTATTTTTCATTTAGATTTACAGAGATTTCGGTGCGGAGTCTTTTTTTTGTCCTTATTGGCGTTTCTAGCCGTCATAAACGCGCTTATGCCAATAAACGAGATAAGATACATAACTTCGTTCGGATCTAATAGATTTATCCAGTCCCATCTGAGCGCACTACAAATAACCCAGAGCGCAAACATAGAATCAATAAAATAAATTGCTGAGGATTTAAACTTTTCCATTACACCATTCCTTTTTTTAATTGTGTCCGAGTGGCGGGAATTGCACCTAAAATGCTGATCAAGCATTCGCATTTTCTTCGAAGCTGTTTACTTCGCGCAGAGGTTTTAACTGTGGCCCGTCAGAATCAATATCACTTCTTTCAATGAGTGCCTACTAGTATGCGGTTTTCTCATCTAGATCCTTACTAAGCTCTTAAACTACACCCGGAGATTTGTGGGGCCAAACGGACCTCGATAGGCTACGCAAGGAGGTCGAATCGTTCCTTTCAAGATCACGTTTGGCTTTTATCGATGAAGAGGATCTTGCGTTCTCGATCCATACGGTGAGATACGTAGATCAACTCAATCCATCGAAATTTATGGCGGACAAGGTAGGATTCGAACCCACGGACGCTCCTGCGTCAACGGTTTTCAAGACCGTCCCAATAAGCCTGACTCTGGCACCTGTCCTGTTTTTAATTCTTCTGGCTGTGGGAGGCGGGATTGAACCGCCGACACCTTGATTAACAATCAAACGTTCTGCCAAACTGAACTATCCCACAATATTTTTTTGGTACTATCGATGGGATTCGAACCCAATACTGTAGGGTTTTTAAGACCCTTGCCTCTACCTGTTGGGCTACGATAGTATGATGGTAGACCCGATAGGATTCGAACCTATAACTTCCCGGTTATGAGCCGGATCTTCTGCCAATTGAAGTACAAGTCCACTAAAACTGTTGGACGCTAAGGTTTACATTTAGTTAAAGAAACCCAAATTACTTAGCTTAAACCTCGTTGAAGATCTTACGAAGCACTTCCGTCTCATACGTTCTTTTTGGCGACGGAAAATACTTTAGCCAACAGCATGAATTCTTATATTCTATAAATTTTTGTTGTGGGAGACGCAATAAAGGAGGAAATTGCGTCTCCCGATTCGAGGAGCAAACGTATGAATGAATTGATAAAATACTTATACTCAATCTTTATCTGTTTGTCAAGGACTTTTTTTAATAGTTACCGATAAAATTTCAGGTTTGATTTCACAAATATACGTTGGACTTCCATATTTTTCAGTAATACGTATGGTTCCATCAGAAAAATCGAAGATTACTTCCTCAACATAATCTCCTTCATCGAAAAACGGCATATTTGTACCCATTGTACATCCGAAAAACATAAAGATGCCATCGTCAGATTTATAAAAATCACAGTCCTCATAATCATTTATGATTTGAGCAAAGTATTTATGCGGCGTGAACATTTCGTATCCTTTTGTTTAAGGCCGTTCGACCATAAAGGGCACAAGCGTTGCGGAATAAATGATTTTTTCTTCATCCATACCATCCTTGTTCTCAACGAAGGCTTCAAATTCGATCTTGCTGACACTAAAAAGGACAGTAATAGCGTCAATCTTGTCCCCTTCCTTAAAATCTCCAATATCCCTGTTCAAAGTGCAATCATAAAACACAAAGTCGAAAGTGTCAAGCTGATCCCAACCTTCACAAGAAAACATTCTTTCAAAGAAATCAGTGGTCGTGTCCATCTATGAATCTCCTTTTTACAGATTTATGGTGCGACCGATGGGGCTTGAACCCATAACTTGCCAATTAAAAGTCGGCTACTCTTGCCAATTGAGTTACGGTCGCATGGAGTGTGGGAGGCGGGATTGAACCGCCAACACGTACTTTTGATACTGGTTCTACCAAACTGAACTACCCCACACACATCAATTTTTATCTGATGCGAGCATACCTTTCTGAGCCAAGAATGTCAAGCATAACTTCGATAGGCTTTTTGTTTTGTACTGCCATCTTGAATACGGATGGCGACAGGCCGGAAACTATCGTTGCTCCTACCTCGTCTTTCTGGACAGGAAGATTTCTTCCTCGACTATTCACATTCCAGAATACAATGGTGGGAAGCGAATATCCATGCGCTCGGAAAGAATCCTTCATGTATTCAAAAGCTGTCTTTGAATAGTCTGTGGACTCATTAAACTCCATATCAGAAATGATATACAGTGTTTCCGGAAGGTCTTCTTGCTTCAATTTATGCCTAAGAGCGGTATCGAGAATCAAAGAAAATACAGCTTCGATGTTTGTACCGTATCCCCAATTTCTGGAAACCATGTTCTGGATTTTTTCCTGCAACGTATTTCCGTAGATTTTTACAAGCTCCGGTTCGGTACTGAAAGTAAAGAAATGGTCTTTGAACGGGCCTTTGCTTCTTTCAGCGAAATACAATCCAAGAGAAATAGCCACGTCAAGAGCCGTGACACTTGAAGATTTGGATACTCGGGACAGCATAGAGCCACTGGTATCTACTACGCAAATAGCATTTTTGTTTCGACCAGTATAGTCCGGCAACGCTCTCCACATTTCATCATAGATATCTTCATATTCCTCTCCGTCCCGCTGAACACCATAAACAATGTCATAGGGGTAAAGAACGCTCGAATTTACCTTTTTCTCGCCGCGTTTAACAGCTTCGGTATATTCCGAAAACCCTAAAGGATCATTTCGTGTGAATGCCTTCGTGTGTTTCAGCAAAGCATAGGAAGGGAGCTTGCTATACTCAATATCGCTCCATTCTTTCGCGCACATTTTCTGTTCGACAATGTTCAGATGCTTTCGAATATTTACGATGGTCTTACGGCATTTCTTCTCGTTACCATCGAAGATATCGTCAACAAGTTTCTTTGCGAGATTTTTTTCTCCACTTATAGGACACACTGTTCTTTAGCGGAAACCATTTCGCGCAAAGAGTCAGATTTTCGTAATGTCCGATATTGATTTTACCTTCATCGAGGTCGAGAATCGTTTTCACGAAATTAACCATAAAATCATATATGGATTCGTTACTCGGATAGATAGCCTCCATAATCCAGAAAAAATCATCCCATCTGCCATATTTGGGGATTTGTCCGATGTTATAGATGATATCGTTTCGGTCGTCAGTATAACCGTTTTTGATAATATCATACAACATACAGACCCTAAAAATGTCCCTTTCACCCTGTCCGCCGCGAACATCACGCAGATAGAAGAGGTTTTTCCTTGCCAAACTCTTATTTTCTTCTAATGCTTCCTCAAAAAGCTCCTTCGCGGAATTGAGGGAGTCTCGTTTAGCGGAGGCCAATGCGAAAAAATTCAGATTGGCATTATCGGAATCAGAATAGGTAAGGCATCCGTTTTCCGTAATAGAGTCAGGATTCTTGTTAAATGCCGAAATAAAAGGTGAAATTTTCGTACTCATGATTTTTTTCTCCAAGGTTCTGCGCCCTTTGGTGGACGCTACTTCCAGTATGAATGGTTGTGTTGTTGCTGTGAGAACCTTTATCTAAATAACTAGGTGCTTTTACATTATTGCTTAACAGGCAAGTGTAATTTTTGTCGCTGTAAGCACCTAAATGATTATGAGCGGTGTATGAGTTTTAACTAGATGCCGTTTTAAATAATCATAGTATTTAACTTTAATATGCTGTCTGCATCTGCTCATGCGCTCATCGTGAAAAGGAATATAGTGAAACTTTTTTGATTTGTCAACTACTTTTTTAAAATATTTTTAAATTATTGGTTTAATTGAAGAAACCTTCCGGAGATCCGAAAGAATCTTCACTCCCTAGATTAAGTTCCCCCTTCTTCCTAGCTACTCGGCTACGAGAATCCGGCGTAAGCCCAAACCTTTGCAGGAGCGTATCAACTTGCTTCTCTGCTTCCATAACAAGTTTCGCTGTAGGATTGTTTTTCCGAATACCTGTCGGGGTAATATACGTCTCGCCGCCTTGGGCTTTCAGATCCCTGCGGAGTTTAAGCATCCTATTCACCGCATAAACTAAGAGTTCCAAAGCTAGAGAGTATTCAGCATGGTCAAGTCCCTTCTGCGCGATAACATCAGCAATCGTAGTATAAATGTCTTCCGAGGACATCTTGTCCCAATTGATTTTCCTCAGCGGTCCTTCCGCCAATGGAACGTCCACTCCATGCTTCGTAGAATTGTATGTACCATCTTGCTTATGCGCTTCGATGGATTTTGTTTGGCGTCGCAATGTTTTTCTCCTTTTTTATATTAAATTTAGTAAAAATCTTAATCCATAAACGATTTTTTGTCAATAGTTTTATTAAAATTTCGTTTAAAAAATTTACATGAATAATTACAACCGGATAAAAGCTCAGAAATCGAAAAAAATGTTTTTTTGAGTCAACGACGGTACTATATACCGGAATGCGGTACACTTTGATCCTACCCCCTCCCATATACTTGAAATGATTGGAGAATCTCAAACCAATCTCAATCTATGCAAGACTTATGCCAAGTTATAAGTAGTTGATTATATTAATAGTTATTTCTTGAACAATCGTTGAAAATCCCCGTGCACGGTCGTCAACGACCGTAAACAGCCGTCAACAAGCGTCACAGACTGTCAACGATCGTCAGTAATCGTCATCTACAGTCAACTACTGTCATTGATGGTCATCAGGTGTCATTGACTTGGGATCATCGTAGAATAGCTATCCCAATATTATGGCATGGTAATTGCAATACCTTATATAATATATGAATGCACGAATATTTTTTCTTTTCGATTCTTTCATAGATCCGCTTGACAGTGATTTAGTATTTGCATAGAGTCTCTTTAAACGAATCGCATGGAGGGAATTTTTATGAGTAAGATCACTGTGACCGGGCATACTGGACGGGATATCGTGTTTGAGTCGGAATATGGTCATTGCATGATTTCTCAAGAGGTAGAGATTATTGATGCCCCTAGCACATTATATGGCTATGAAGAACAGGATATCGTACTTGTTTCTGATCTTCATGTAAGGCCTGAGTATCGCCGCAAGGGACACGGCAGAGTCTTGCTCCGAGCCGCGATAGCTTATGTAAAGAGGAAGTTTCCGCACCTTCCCTTGAAGATTGCGGCGGTTCCCGATTTCGATGGCATGAGCCTTGAAGATCTTGTTGACTTTTACGCTAGTGAGGGATTCGAGACGGTTGAGACAGATCCCGTTGTCTGCATGGAATATCGGAGATAACAATCAAAAAAGTTGTTGACGACATTCCTAGATTCCGATAAAGTCTTTTCAACGGCAAGGGAAAAGGTTTATCGGAATCTAGGAATGTCTTACTATAAGAGGTTATCACTATGCCTATCCGCCACAAGTCAACTTTCTCCAAGATAGTCGAAAAGGTCGAAAGCCTGAACCGCCGCGCCGAAAAGCGCGGATTGGATCCTGCTTTCTCTATCACGGTCGAACGTGAATTTTCCGTAAGGACAAAGGGCACTTACGAATATGAGGATTTTGTGGAGTTTCATGTAGACGGCGTATACCCCGCGATTCCCGGTTATACTTTCGCCGCCGTGGTCGACCATGCGAGCGGCGGCCTTATCTTCCGTAACCCCGCCTTTACGGAAGACGTTGATCTGACTCCTTTTGCCGACCGCAAGACCTGCGATCACTGCGGGACGAAAAGGAAGCGTTCTAAGACCATCCTGCTTTCCGACGCCGCCGGAAAGATTATTCAGGTGGGAACGTCTTGCATTATCGATTTTCTGGGAAAGGAAGCGGGCGCGCTCGAATTTTTCGCGGAAAATTCCGGAATTCTTGGGGATTCTGACAATGGCGGTCATTATGCAAGCGATCCTCACTATGCTACTGTGGAGATCTGCGCAATAGCTGTTAAGATGATCTCGGACTTCGGTTTCGTTAAATCTAACACTCCGGGAAGCACGGCAGCTAAGATCATGGATTTTGTCGACGATCATTACCGCTCTTTTCCCCGTGATTACGACTTCACAGTTACGGCGGAGCATACCGAACAAGCTCTTAAAGCTATTGAATTTATTAAAAATTCAGAACGTAGGGGAGACTATCAGGAAAATGTTTTCCGGATCATAAGCTCGGGCCGCTGCGAAAAGCGCGTGTTCGGCTTTATCGCGGCGGGCATTCGCGGCGCTCTTGCTGATATCCGCAAGGCTTCTGACACTAAGAAGCTGGAAGAAAAGACGGAAGAAAAAATCACCGTAGAATTTCCCGCCATTGGCACGATTGTTGCTAACGAGGAAGTCACCATTGAAAAGATATTCACTTTTGAAGGCATGTACGGCGAACAGCACATCTTTATCATGAAGTCAAGCGCGGGCGTTCCTTTCGTCTGGAAGACCTCTACCTTCCCCGATGTAGAAGAAGGCGGCACGTACACTATCAAAAAGGCGAAAGTCAAGGCTCATGACGACTACAAAGGAAAGAACCAGTGCAGACTTGAAAGAGTTTCTTTTATTCTTCAAAAATAATAGCGGTTTCCACGTGGTGGGGATATTGACCTGAGCTAAAATTTTCAAGCGACGCGGGGATATTGACCTGAGCTAACATTTTCAAGCGACGCGGGGATATTGACCTGAGCTAAAGTTTTTGGGCGGGGGTAGGGGTACAAGGGATAATCCAAAAAAAAAATATCTAAAAATCGCTTGACAGTGTGAGCCCGCAAGGATAGATTGATCTTACGGGTTCACACAAACCACAAAAAGAGGTTATTAAAATGAAGCTCACGACCGCTTGCCGTATTTACCTTTCCGCTCCTTTTTGCTCTAAGTCCCTCTCTTTTGCGAATTTTACCCTGAAAAGGACAGGCGTTCGCATTGAATCGCGTCGCGTAGGCGTCAAGTCCCGCGTTTATGTTGTAGTAGGCGGCGGAGGACTTAGGGGAATTTCCGGAAAAAGTATTTCGGAAGTCATGCGGCGTATTATCGGAGTGTCCGAAAATACGAATTTCCTTGGCTTCCTGAACAGCGTTATTCATATGTGCGGATTCATGGCGTTGCCGTGCGTAGCTTTTGCTGCCCTTCACAACGCTGTCTCCTATCTGTAAATCACGCGGAAAAAAGGGGCTACCATGTATAAAGGATCTGCCATAAGCAAGCTATCTTTCAAGCGTAACGCAAGCGTAGCTCTATCTCGTGTCGTGCTCACGGTCGCCTTTACTGCCATAGTGATCTCCCCTTTTTTCGCTAGAATCTTTTTCTAAAAAATCAGAATTTTTTGTTGACAGAAAAATAGAAAATCGGTAGATTGATTTCAACGAAACAACAAAGAGGTTATCACCATGAAAGTTATTGACATTCGAAAGGTTATTGAATCCCTTCCCGCCGAACGCTCCGCATGGCGCAGGGGCGTACGGAGCTATGCTATGGACCTGCTGGAGGCTATCCCGGATTATCAGGATCTTACTCCTGAAAATTGCCGTGGAACGCTTCTTAATGGCGCGGGATCATGGCAGGAATGGTCCTATGGCGGATGTGGGCTTGTCTATGATGTTGACATAGCCGAACGGCTTTGCACGCCTTCCGAGCTTCACAAGAAACGCGGCGGGGAACTTGAACCTAACTCACACGAATCTTGGCTTGACGTTGAAGCTCGTGCCGTAGGACAGGCCGCCGCCGCAATCAAGGTCATAGTTTCTGTAGGGCAACGTGAAGCAGGTAAAAAACTTCTCTTGACAGTAAGCCCTTTTTAGTTTAGGGTCAATTTCAACACAACGACACTTTAACCACATAAAGAGGTTATTACCATGCACAAGCGCATTTATCTTTCCGACTTCATGGAAGCCTTTGACGACCACGGGCGCAATGATCAATTTTCCCCTGCCGCTCTTGAAGCCCTGTTTGAATTCTTTGAAGAACTTGAGGATGAAACTGGGGAACTGGTGGAACTGGATGTTATCGCTATCTGTTGCTCTTTTACGGAATATGATAGCCCGCAGGATTGCGCTGAGGATATGTTCCTTGATATTGACGGCATGGAAACCGAAGATATCATTAGCCTTCTTCAAGAGCACACTATTTTTATCCCGCTTAAAAACGGTGGCGTCGTGATTCAGAATTATTAAAAAAAGCTCTTGACTCTGATAAAAGAAGGGTATATACCCTTCTTTAGAATGATGCAGGAACTTTTCAAAAATGAGTTTTAACGAAAGAGGTTTTATCATGGGCTGGACAGTATCGAACATCGTAGCGGATACCAGAGCTAAGGCCGTAAAAGCTGATATCTCATTTCAAATGAGTGGAAGCAAGGTTCTTTATGTATCCAACTGCGCCTTATCTACTATTTTCGTAGCATACTGCGAAAAAGGGGAAGTTCGCGGCATCGTGGTAAAGGCTACAGCAAAGAAAAGCTTTTACAGTAGCTTGCGAGAAGTTACGACAAAATTTATCCCGCTGGAAATGGGGCCTTTTGATTACGCTTGCCCTAAAAAATTTCTTGACATGATCACGCCTCCCACGGTACAAGAAAAGTACTTTCTGAACTGGTACTTGAACGCTTGCAAGTATCACGGGATCTAACTAAAAATTCTTTTCATATCCTGTTAAATTTAAAGAGGTTATCAAAATGAGAAGCTACGTATCCGTCAAGGCCCCTAAGTCTTACGTCCGGGATTTTTACAACCGCATGATCACAGAAAAAGGGGCCGATTTTCTTTTTCGTGGTGTTTATGCGGATGTTAATTTTCTTCTTGAGCACGGGTCCCCTGTCTATTACTTGCACCGTGCTTGCGTCGTGAAGAAGGCAAGCGACGATAGGGAAACCTATACCGTTTTTAGCTATGATACTCGAAAGAGTGAAAAGGTGTCTTTTGTAGATATTCTTGATTTTGCGTTCTGGGATGAGGCAGGGGCAAAAGCCGTGTCCGACAAGCTTATGAATCGCTTGACTTTTCTGATCGACATGGACGGGGACGCTTGTCTTGATGACTGGATTGCTCCTCTTTTGCCGTTCCTGAACATCGAATGCCCGAATTGCCAAGAGGCCGGGGCAATTGATGTTTTGTATGATATTCTTGATCTTGCTATGAAATACGAGATAAAGCAAGGTGTTGGAGCGTATTTTGAAAAGCGCAAAAAGGAGATCGCTAAGGATATTGCAGACGTTTACTATGGGCATAAGGTAGAATCTATATATAAATTCAGTGATATAGAAACGGTTCCTAGTCTTGATGACGTTCTTCCTGATCTACGCGTAGGCGACATTTTCGCGGGATCATGGGGTTACAATATGACAATTCCCCATATTTTCCAGATAGTTGGATTTTCGGACTCTGGGAAGTGCACTATCATGAAACAAATACCGTACCAGCCAGATCCTGAAAATCCTTTTTCCGGGACGGGAAAAATTAAAGGGATGAATGCAAGCGATATAGCTTATATCAGGGAAGGGGCAAAGAGAAACGGCGGATATAATCCCAAGAATTTTATAAGGAAAAAGATTCAAGTGACAAATGGTATTGCATATCCGCAGTATTATATCACAACCAGCAAGGCTACCCTGTTTAAAGCGAATGACGGGGATACAATCCCTTATAACCTTGTGGATTAATTCAATTTTCAATAAGTAAATCAATTATTCAATTACGAAACCACGTCAATATGATTTTCTACATGAAAAAGTATTGACGTGGTTTCGTTATTTCTGTATTGTGTCTTTGTTGGCAACGGGGAATATTTCTTGAACACTAAAAAAGAGGTTACTATAATGTTTATTAAAGATTTGAAGGACGGCGTTGTTTTTCGCGTTGAGGGTGATATTCCTGCGGAGTTTAAGGGCGGTGATATTGTCAATGCTTGCGATCGTGTGGAAGGTAACTCTTGCGTAGGCTTGACTAGCGTAAAGATTAGCCGAGCTAAGGGTCTCCCCCGTGGCTGGAAAACTATGTGCGATTGCTACGTAGCGCAATGGGACGGCCGGCACAGTATCTTTGTTTTTGTCGAAAACGAGCCCATTTTCCCGGACTGGTATTAAAAAGGTAGGTCGCGAATATGAAAAGTTCTTCTGAGATTGTTATGTCGCACATAGACGGCGTTATGAGGGATTGCGCTAAGGGCAACTTTAGCAACGATTTTGCTATTCAAAAAATTAAGGCTGTGGTAGAGGCATATACCGTATATAAAAACTGTCTTGCAAAGGTAGAGGGTGTAAAGGACCGTGCCGCAATGATTCGTGCGGAACTGAGGGAAGTAGAAAGAGACTTTGACGCGGCGTGCCATGAGCGCGACGACGCGCTTGAGGCTCTTGATTCCATGCTTGACGGTATATAACGGATTCTAATAAAACGGGAAATTTCTATTTCCCGTTTTAAACTGGACTCGTTATCAATAACCTTTTAAATTTTGAAAAAAGAGGTTTTATCATGGAAAAGGGATTTTTCGGTCGTCGGTTCTCCCCTGTCAACACCTTGCGTATGATCAAAGAATGCAAGGGAATGCGTTCTTATCATGAAAAAACAAATGATAGAAAAAACTATATTCATGGGTTGGGCGTTTTTATCGGAGATCCTTTTGCCAAGGGCAATTCTAAGCTCGAAAAAAATATTCTTATATTTGACTTGCTTGCTGTTGATACGTGTTTGAACTGCGCCGATTGTGCGGGGTTCTGTTATGCTCGGAAGGCGCAACGGCAATATGCGCCAACCTATAACAAACGGCTTTTCCATACGTATCTCGCCTTCAATGATCTTGCGTGTCTTGAACGTATCACATCGGATTCATTGAAAAAGTCCGAACGTCCTTTTGTGCGCATTCATTCCTCGGGAGATTTTGTTTCACAAGCGTATGTCAATATGTGGAAACGGATAGCTGATAAATTCCCGGAAAAGCGTTTCTATTTTTATACGAAAGTGTCAAATATCTTTGACTTTTCGGAATTTGTGGCGCTTCCCAACGTCAACATGGTTGAGTCTGTGTTGCCGGATGGATCTATCAACTTTGGGGATGAAGCCTATATTCAGGAGAAAAGTCAAATATTTGGCTATCATATATGCCCGTACGGTAGGGAAGGCTATGCCCCGGTTCACTGCGGGGATGAGTGCACGCTTTGCATGGAAAAGCCGCATATTTTGTTTAAAATGCATTAATTCAGATAGTTAAAGGCGAGAGGGACAAATCCTCTCGCCTATTGATCTTTTCTTTGTATCACATGATGCAAGGGTTCTTTTGGTGTATTCAATCGGATATGCTATAAAGGGATTCTTGTATCTGTTGGTGTAGAGAAAGGCGTCTTTGTGCATAGGCATGGTACAGCTTGAGCACGGTACAGCTTGAGCACGGTACAGCTTGAGCACGGTACAGCTTGAGCACGGTACAGCTTGA